AATTTAAGATTAGACCTATAATCAATAATATCATCTTCTGCAATAATAGGCTCCCTTACTTCTTCATATTCTCCGCTTGGTACTTCATTAAAGCTTCGCTTTTCATAATTATAAATAGGGCCAATGCTCAACACAGCACTACATGGCTGCCTAAATTGTTTTATGTCTTTAGGTTTTACTATTATTTGATTAACTTCTAATTTATCGATATTTTCCTCTCTATCTACCATCCCCATTTCAATATCATTGGACACATCTAATGAGTCTTTAACAGTTAATGTTATTTTACCATCTACTATCCATGGTTTAATAACATTGCTCAATTTTTTATCATCAGAAATAGTAACTAAGGCCCATCCAGCATTACCAAAAAGTCTAAAACTATTTTGATCTAAAAATAGTCTATCAAAAACTTTTACTTTAAACAACTTATAGCACATTTCATAAGTATCATATTCAGCTGGATATGCTGGATTAACATCAAGTCTTTTTCTTATGCCATCATCATAAACATAATCTATTTCAGCACTTCCATCAGAAGATGTAAAAGGAAAAAAACTAAAAGTTATTTCACCAGTTCTATTAGCAAACCCAGCAAAGCTGTCTTCGTATGATGCTAAATAATCTACTGTATTACCACTATTATCAACAAAAAAACTTGTTTGTCCAATAATACCGTTACATAATATTTTTCTTACAGAAATTTTATCATATTCCCAAACACCACTGCCTTTATCAAATACAACTATATCATTATTTCCAAAAAAAGTTTCTGCATTAATATAAAATGAATTATTACCATTAACTTCAGATTCAGCAATTTTCTCAGGCCAATATTTTATTAAATTTTCTAATTTACATTCTAAATCATTATAAAATTTCTCATAACCAGCAATATTGTTAGCTCCATTATATAAAGCCTCTATTTCAGCCATGCTGTTATATTCTTTTAATTTACTTGGTAAAAAACCTAATTCTGGGTCACTTAAATTTACAGCATACGCCTTACTTCCATAATAAAATACATCTCCAACAATAAGAATATCTTTATGTAACAATTTACTAACTTCAAAAATATATTTACTCTTTATCTCACCAGTACTAGTTATATAAAGACCAATATCATCAAATCTATTTCTAATGATAGGAGCTAATCTAATAGTTTTTAATTGTTCAACTAAAGTTGGATAATTTTCTTTATGTGTCTCATTAGGAGTTCCAGCAGTCAAAAAAGATTGGTTATAATCAACATCAAACACTTCAAAATCAGATATATAAGTACGATTAGTATCAATTAAATACTTTCCGTCTGTACTTTGTCTTATAGAATCACGCCATAATTTAGTCCCAGCAAAAATATCAGGGTCTTTAAAAGATCTTTCATATTCATATGCTGTCCACCCATCTTTTTTAATATAATATCTTAATTCTAAAATCTGCTCAGCTAATACTTTATCTCCTTGGCGAGTTTTTTCATCTATGCAATATTCCCAACAAATACTACTAGTATATCTAGAGCACTCTGGTTTACATCCATTACAAGAAGCTCTGGTCATACCAAGATTATTGTCCCATTTAAACTCGTTAAATTGATCAGTTATTTCATCTGGATTTGTACATTTAAATTCAGGCGGATTTATTTTACCAGTTTCAGCGTCTATAGTAAAATCACTAGTATCAGCTCCCCACCAATAACATCTACCTAGTTGCGCTCTTTTATTATATATTTCAAAATTCAGCGGAAGTCTATAATCAAATTCACCAATAGTAGTTATTCCGTCCTCATCAATTCCTGCTTCTGACGTTGGTGTTAACTTACTAAAAGCCATATGATAAGGCGAATAACCAGAACATGTTGTGTCTGTACCTTCTCCATTACAGTCACCGTTATTATAACCATTTATTTCATCTCTAGACCACTTATTTCCAGTTGTTCTATTAGCAACCTGTCTACTAGTGTCAGGTAAAATACATCTAGCTTTAATGCCTGTACCATCATAATGGTTACAAACTGTAGATGTTCCTATTCCATTACAATTAGGAGCATGCGTAGCGCCTGATTCATCTGGTGCAGGCTCAAAAATACATATCTGACCAGCATCATCCCAATTAGCGCATTGTACAGATTCATCTTCTATCCAATATTGACAAATATTTGGTTTAGGTTTATCAGCCATTATGAATTATCTATTACCTCCATACTGAATTTACCAGTATTCTCATCTACATTATAACAAATTTTTTTAGCGCCATCATACCAACCAATGGTTCTTCTTTCAATTCTAAAACTTTCTTTAATGCCAGGAACAACAGAAGCTCTAGTTCTAACAAAATACGCTTCTTTACCAGTTAAATCCCATCGTCTTTGATCAAAAAAAAGAGTGAGACGAATGATGGCTTTTTTAGGCACTTTTCCCCATTCTATCTCACCTTCTCGTATAATAGTTCCATTGGCTAGCTCAACTTCCCAGCCTCTAAATGTTTTTTTCATATTTGGGGTACCCTCCTTCTCCTAATTCGTTAAATCTATTATTTATAAAACTTCAATTTCTATAGAAACACCAGCTTGACGAACTTTACTTATCTTATATATATCATTTTCGTCTAAAAGATTTTTCCCTTTAACTTCAATAAATTTATCTTCGCTGGGTAAATAAAAATCCGGCGTATAAGTACGCCTTCGCCCATCCTTACCTTTATATGGAAATGCCATATACTCATAAAACCAGTCTATATTATTATCATCTAAATATTTAGCATATCTAAATTCTAATTTAGATCTTAGTCTTATTCGTCCTTGATTAGGTGAATCGTATTCAACTACTGTTCCAAACATATTTTTATAATTAAAATTTATAATTGCTTTATCTGATATATTATAACATCTTATTAATTCGTTTCTTTCTTTTGTTACTTCTTTGCCAAAATATTTTATAAATTGCTTAGTTACTGCATGTCTATCCATTTCCAATTTTTCACCTATATCATGTAAATTCAAATTGCTATCAAAATAAATTTTTAATCTGTCATATTGATATTTTTTATGCTGTTCACATTTTCTAGATCTCATTACTATATGCTGATTCAATTTTAACACTTTTACACCACAAACTGGGCAAATTTTACAACCATTAGACAAATCTCTTTTAGATTCTTCATAACAATCTATACATAAACCATTCTTTACATGTTGTCTTTTAGTAGTCCCACATTTTTGGCACCTATCATAATACCAAGACCAACCACCAAAATTTCTTTTTTGCTTTCCTTTTTGTCTGTTTATATTATTCACATGACATCTGCCACATCTTCCATTAGCATGATGCGGCCTTTTACTAGTTCCGCAATCTATACACTTATCATATTTCTTAGACCACTTAATATTCACCATAATTAACCTCCTTATATAAAAGAAATACTTACCACCTTCTACATATAAAAGGTTAGATAAAACAAAATTATGAATTACCGCTTTATTTTATATAACTTATTGAAATCATTACGAATAATCAAAATAGAGTCTATAATTAATTTGACTATTTGCGCCAGTCTCACTTGCCCCTAAACGAATATTTAACCACATAGGATCACTAGTTAAACCACAAATAGGGTAATTTCCTATTTCTTCACTTAAATCTGCTGTCGCAACAACTGCTAAATTATCTTCAGTAGCATGTAAATAAGTAGGAGCTACATCGCCATCAATATCAGCAGCAGCTACATTTGGATACCATTCTATACCATTTACAGGAGCTGAGCCGGCTGTATTGTCTGGACCAACAGTTCCAAATCTAAAATAAGTATCTGAATTTCCATCATTATGATGACTAAAAGTACCATGATTCTGTAACCCAAATTTTACTGTACTCATTTGTATTGCGCCGCTTTCTATTTCAAACATAACAGATTTAACATCTGATTCAGTACTTACTGTAACATTTCCATAATTCAAGCTTGTAATATTATAATGAGAGCTTTCTTCTCCTTTATCACAAGGTAAAGGAGCAGCACAAATTACATAAAATTCGTCGCCAGCATATAAATCATTAGTTCCAGTAAACTTAATATTTAATCCTCTGGAACCTAATCTAGTAAAAACACCAGAAACAGTAGTAATTGGTGAGCTACCCATATCTCCTCTATCTGAGCTGTATGTATATTGAGCAACACCTAATGCAGCATGCGCATTTGTTCCTTGAGCATAGTCTGGTTGATAACAAGCAATAGTCCAAGTATCACTACTAAATACAGCATCAGTAAATTTAACCATCAATCCTCTAGTACCAACTTTATACCAATAATCAGGGTATAACAATTCAGTATCAACACTAGACTCAGTATCATTTCCACTATCCGTCCAACTCATAGTAGGCACACTTCCAGTACCAGCTCCCATAGTAAAACCATTGGTTGTATTTATAGTAATAGTATAAACAGTATCTTGAATACCATTATACATTCCACCAGTAGCCAGAGTACCAGCATAAGTACCTCCAGTATGACTAGGTGTGTCTATGCCTCTCACATAGCCGTCATTATCACAAGCAATAACTACTTTATATATTTCATCAAAAAATCCATAATATGTACCAGAAACAGAAGCTGTGCCGTTAAAAGTATTACTAGTAGCTGAACCACCTTGAGGATCTGTTGTAGCAAATCCAAGCACTGTGTGCGCACTGTTTGTACCACTAGTAACAGTTACACTAGACCCACTGCCTAAACTACCAGAATAAATTTTAAACTTATTACCTTTATCTGGTATATTTTCCCATTTACAAACAGCATGGCTCCAATATTCCTCTTCTTGGCCACTAAGAAGATGCAGCTTTTCTGTAATATCTCTAGCTACAAACCTAGGATCTAAATCACTTCCAGAATATAAAGTAATATATGTAGCAGCTTCTCCATCTATAGCTAAGTGTAATCTATTAGTTGTTGGACCAATAGTAAAAGAATCTCCTACGCTAGCTGTGCCTATAGAATATCCTCTAGTACCCTTACACCCCTCACCATCGCCAGTTCCTGCACTCCCAACATTAGATATTTTATATTTTACCCAACGAGTTATCGCAGACATAATTAAAAACCTCCTTTAATTAAATATGAATTCTTTTATTCTATCTTTACAAATAGTTTTCTCTGTTTTCCATTCTTTATCCCAAATCGTCAATAAATTTATTTCTTTTTCCTCGCATAATTTTTGCTTAAGTAAATCCTTACTTTTATCTTGATGCCAATATTCACCGTTATATTCTATGGCTTTGTTAAGATTTGGCATGAAAATATCTAATTCAAATGCATATCCAGTTTTTGGATTAAATATTTGATTTCTGTCATTTGATGAAACTTCAATGCCTAAAGATTTAACAAAATTTCTTATTTCGATTTCGCCCTTAGATATAATTCCTATACAATATGGGCATCTTTTACCTTGCTGCCAATTACCCCAATTTATAGAATGCTTATGTCCATTTGTACAAATATAATCTAGTTTTCTATTATTATTTATGTATTCAATAGATTCAAATCTCCAGCCTTCTTTTTTAAACTCAGATCTTATAAATTCTATAGTAGGTTTAGCCTTACCAGAACAATAAGGGCATCTAGCGCCTTGTTGCCAATTATTCCAACTAATGCTATGTTTATGCCCATTAAAACAGATATATTTTAGTTTTTGATATTGATTTTTATATTTAGCAGTCAAAAGCTGATATCTTTCTTTTGCAAATTCCGATCTAATAAAATGAATATTCATTCTTTTGTAGTTGCCTTTATTTCTATTAGAACAACAAAAACACCGTCTTCCGCTTTTCCAATCACTCCATGTAATACAATGGTTATGGCCTTCAGGACAAATATAATCTAATTTTTGTTTCGCATTTTCATAAATTTCGGTTAATAACTCATACCCCTCTTCTATGAATTGTTCTCTTATATATTTTATTGTTAATTTTTTTCTGGCCATAATAGCTCCTAATTATTTGGATTCTCTATAGTAAATTCAAATTCATATATTGGCATTTCATTCCCAGCAAAATCCTTAATGCCTTCAATCCTAATTTTATATTTCCTAGAATAAAAAAAGAAAGTATTTTGAGGAAAAATAGATGCTCCTAAATTTACATACCCAACTGGGTTTATAATAGCATTTAAATCCCTAGAATGTAAATCAGCAGTTTCAAAGAAAAAAGCACAAGTTTCTACATTTGGGCAAAAAGCTTTATTCTTTACTTGTGCCCATACGACTACCTCTCTTTTTGGTCCCCAATCAATTAATTCATTAAATTCACAATGATATCCATATAATAAATAATAATTTTCTTCTTTTGTTTCGGCTATATCATTTTCAGCATGAATAGTTATTGTTATAGTTCCGCTCGAAGACACATCTGTAGGATAATAATAGCATCTATAACCATTGGCTATTCCCGAATAACTAGTTAATACAACTTCTCCATCATGTAAAAAATATGTACCGGATGTACTAATGCCATATTCATGATCTACAACATCTACACTAAATGAAGCTAAATCTACAACTGGCAACCACTCCGTCATAGACATAGAAAAATTATTTATCAATATAACCATTTATATGCACATACCTCTATAATATATTAGTTAGATTATTCTCGCCTATAAATTATTGGCGTAATTACGACATTCCTTTCCTTACCGCCTATAGTAACTAATATACTCTCTTCATCTATTCCAGTATCATTAATACCATAAACATTAAAAGATATTCCTGTCCGTTTTCTATATACCCCCCTCGCACAATTTCTTGGATCAAAACTACCCCTATCAATCCAAGGGCCAGTGCTTCCAGCAATATAAAATCTCCACATATCGTATAACATATTTTCATAATCAGAAGCATCTTTAATTTTAATAGTAATTTCTACGGTTTCGCCATAATTAAAATCTTTGCTAGGATTATAAATAACATGATAACCACCTGATATAACAGAAACAGTATGTGTTTGAATTCTTCTAGCATTTACATGTAATTCTAATGTATCTATATTTACTCCTACTCCAGCATCTATTATGTCAAATGATATGTTAGTATTAATTCCAACATCTTCTTCTTCCCGCGCAGGATTTTCATTGATTATATAAGGTGCTTTATAATCAGGTATTATTCTAAACCAATAATCAGTTAATATAATATTTGGAACAGGTGCAGCATCGTAAACTTCTATACTAACATACACAACTGCATTATGATGAAAATCGTTTGGTGGATTATATAAAATATCTAATCCTTGTAATCCTCCACCAGCATCAAAAGGGGTAACAACACATGAACTGCTTACATCTATATATCCAGTATCTCCAGCGTACGAAATTTCTTTAACTCTAAAAATTAAAGTACTTCCATTTAAATCATAAGCAAAAGGTCTTAATCTTATCCATATATTTGTATTTGTAGGATTTTTTTCCGACCAAAACGCTGGAATAGCATCTTCTATAAACTTAAATTGATCTATATCTACATCATCTTTTTCTGCATCTAATACGTGTCTACTAACATAAGTTTGGCTTAATTGTAAATCATTAGACCTTTCTTTATCTTGAAAAATTGATACCTCATTATCAAATTCATTATCAATCTGATCTAATTTTAATTCGTCCTCTTGAGCTAATAACTGCCTTATAGTAGTAGTATCACTTAGTGGGGCACTTATTCCTTCCCAAGGACCGCCTGGAAACTGAAATTTACTAAGTTGTTTGACATTAAATTCATTTCTCATGCCACTTACTTGAGTCATATACATTTGAGCATATAAATCAGAACCTTCAGTAGGCCATGTACCACTTAAAGTGGGTTTTTGTGTAATATTTATTAATTCTGTAGTAAAATTACTATATAAAAATAACGACACATTATCCCAAACATATTGACTACCAGTTAAAGTAGAAGATCCATCTGTTTTAGCTTTTATATTAACTTCAGCATTGGTGCCACCTAAATCATAATCACCAGTATCATAAGCAATTGTTGCTACACCATTTGCGTTAGTAGTTACTTTAGCTGGAACTTGAGGAGTAAAATACCCATTAAGGTCTCCTCCAGTTTTTTCAAAATAGACATCTTTACTAACTAGTCCTACACCATACTGGTCTCTAACTACAGCAATTATTTCTACATCATCATCGTTTAATACTACACAATCTGGATCTACTGATAATGATATACTACTAGTATATGGTGCTGTAGTATCCTGATGATAGTTATATGTAGTCCAAGTTGTAGTAACTTTATCACCATCATCATCTTTTAAAGTTATTTTATTCTGAAGTCTATAAATAATGTCTGAATCAAATATTAAATCGTAAATAGGAATAATAGTAACTAAATCATTTTCTATATTTGTAAGCGCATGAGATTTTTGTATTTCATAATTATTATTTGGATCAATGTATAATAGATTTGGCCCTTTTACCATTCCTATAGATTGATAATCTGAGCTCCATGCAGAAGCTCTTACACCAGAATACAATCCACTACCCTGAACATCTAAAATCGAACCATCGTTTGGATCTATTTTATATAAAGATCCTTTAGTTAAATCATTATTTTGTCCCACATCACTGAAAAGAAAAATATTTTTATAATAAGTAATAGGATCTTCATCGTCATACTCATATTGTGTAGGAGTTATTCCAGAAGCTGTAATATAAACATCTGATCCGTTTATAGAAGTTATTTCTACCCACTCAAAAGCAAATTGATTATCCATGTCGCTGCTTGGTCCTAATAACAGCATGTCTCCTATTTCCATTTCTCCCACATTATCTACTGTTATAAATCCAGTTCCAGTTGTGGTTGCGCCATCAAACTCAGTACAATAATGTTCAACAGCCATATCATAACAATCAAAATAATAAGATCCAGCATTAGATTTTACTATTGTTTTATCTAATTCCAATTTAGTATTACTAGTACTTAATTTCCATCGCCTTATAGTACATTGTGTTGAACTATTATGTTCTAACGTAAAAAATGGAAGTTCATTGCCTAGTTGAGCTATAGCCAATGTTAAATTTCTTGGGCCAGTATACTCAATAGATTTAATTTCATCAACAACAGTATCTAAATTATATGTGCCCCCTGCTATGAAATCGCCACTACTATTTTTTGTTTGCATCCAATCATTATCGTGATCAATGCTACAAAATTCTCCGGTTCTCGGCGCTATACAAAAATTGTTTTTCACAAATTCTACGTTCTCATAAGCCATTTAATAATCCCCTTAATCATATTGGGTAACAGTTCCTTCTATATTTACTGTATGAATATCTACGCCTGCCCTATAAGCAGTTTTAGCCTCTCCTGTGCCGAAAAAATAATCTGTATAAGCTGGGTTAGTTAAAATATATCCAACACTATCATTATCAGTAAAAAACACTGGTTTATATTCCGCACCATTTCCATATTGATCATTTACTAATGCTGTAATTTGAGTAACATTTTTTGCATTAGCTGGTAAAATTAATGGAAAAGCTGACACAGTTATGGAATCAATAAAAGGCCTTACTGTAGATACTTGATAATTATAAAGTGAGCCCCAATCATTATCAGTTCCATAATAAGTAGCCTCATCCTGTAATCTATAAATAGTATTACCAGAAATAGCTAAATCATATATTGGAATAATAGTGGACCCATTTTTTCTCAAATTATCCATGGTCATAATACCATAATTAGCTAAAGTATTTATGTTTACAAATTTAAGATTAGTTGTTTTTACATAAATTAAAGCATCAACATTAGAACTAAACACATTATTAATTCTAGCAAAAGTACAAGCAGTTATATCATCATATTCACTATCATTATATTGATTTAACAAATTTCCAGTCCACGCGTCAATTTGACACAAAGAGCCTGCCCCATCACTGTTAAAAACCCACAAATATAAATAAAAATTTACTCCATCACCTATTTCATATGAATATTGTGTACCAGAAGTTAAAGTAATATTAGTACCACTTACTGAATTTACAACAACATCTTCGTATTGATCCGAATTATTTGGTCCTAATGTTAAAGTAACCCCACCACTTATAACTGTATCATAATACCTACTTACTTGAATATTACTATCACCGCCAGAAATAGTTGTCGATACAGTAGTGTGGTAATGTTCTACAGTAAAAGCTTCTGAGCTATATCCAGGCGAAAGATTAAAAGTATCTTTTAAATTACATATACTATTTTCTATTTTCCATCTTTTAATATTAACAGTCCCACCACCAGGATTTTCGAGAGACCAGAAATTTATGCCATCTTGTTCAAGATCTTTAATCGGATTAGAAATAGTAGTGTCTAATGGGTATGTAAAAGACACTGTACCATCATCTAATTTTTCCACCAAAGCATCCCAATCCTCGTCAAGCATATAAAAATATCCTTGATCAACAACCATATTAGGTTTTCTGAATCGAATATTTTCGTAAGACATTGATTACTCCTTATGTCTGCTCGACTACCGCAGTAATTTTTACTTCTGTAGCATCATTACCAGATTTATAAACAACCTGAGCTTTACCATCAGCATCAGTATTATCTGGTGAGCCTATTATAATACCAAGAGTATTATCATCAGTAAACGTTACTAGTCTTGCAACTATCGGCTGCAAGAATTGATCCTTAACAATAGCAACTATATCAGACGTACTTACTTGATTAGCAGCAATTATAGCTGGATAAGCAGCTAATGAAATAGAAGTTACAAAAGAATCAAGGGAAGATAATTGATAACTATAATAAGTCCACTCATTATCAACTCCATAATAAGTAGCACCGTCTTGCAATCTATAAACGTTCTGGTCATCCATTACTATATCGTATACTGGTCTAACTGTAGCTTCGTCCTTCTTAACATTATCCATAACCATAGAACCATAATAAGGCAATGTAGCACCGGCCTGTCCAGTATTAATAAATAAAGTATTAGTTCCTTTAACATAAGCTAATGTATCAACATTTCCATACGCAGCGAATGAATCAACATTATAAAAAGTTGCAGCTGAAACACTATTATAAGCACCACTTCCATACCTAGTTAAATAATCACCAGTATAAGCATCAAATTTATATAATGCTCCAGTACTGTCTAAACCATCATAATTATTAAACATCCAAATATGAGTGTAATAATTTACTGCGGCTCCACCATCATAATCATATTGAGTAGTACCATTAATAGTTACACCACCAGATACAGTAGTAGCAACTTCTACATCTTCTTCTTCACCATTAGAATTTGGGCCTATATGTAAAATAACACCAGCTCCACTAGTAGTTGTAAAACTCATAGAATTATGATCAGAATATTCATTTAAATATATAGTGCTACTACCACTTACTGTAGCCCCATTTAATGTTGTATGATAATGTTCAACAGAAAAAGCGTATGAATCATAATTATGATTAGGATCGCTGTCTAAATAATCGAAAGTTTGTTTAAGTTTACATATATAATTATCTATCTTCCAGCGTTTAATTGATACTCTATCAGATTTATTTTGAAGGCTCCAAAAATATACACCGTCAAACTCAGCACTTTTAACTATATCAGTAGCTGTATTACCTAGTAATGTATCAAATGGATAAGTAAACGATGTATTCCCATCATCAGTTTTTTGAAGCAAACTGTCTTGATCATGATCAAAAGTATAGAAATACCCCTGATCCACAGTAAAATTATCTTGCTGATCCTTAATTAATTTTATATTTTCATATCCCATAATACCGCTCCTTCTTAATCATATGTATTATATACTCTTAATGGTGGCGACCACCTTAATTTATACTCATTATAATAAGCATCCACAACTTCAACTTCACTAGTTATGTCGAAATCTTGCATACTATTATTTAAAATCACTTTCATATTAGATATATCTATACCAGCTGATGGCAATTTATCCTTAATTACTATTTCTATATTTGCAGTTATAGGTATATCACCTCCACTCGGCGAAAAATTGTCTATAAAAGGGGCTCGTTTGTCCTCAACTAGTGGGCTCCAATCTATTTGTGAACATAGATCAGCTAAAGCACTTTCTATTACCTCATCCAAATTTTTAGCCACAACATTATGAATTTTTTTCGCAGAAATACTATCTCCACTTATATCTTCATGTGTAGTACCTATTTCTATTGTCCACAGATGTTCGCCTTCTTCACCTTTTACAACAAAATAGCGCAAAGAAATATTAAATTTTACAGTTAAATTACCAAGACTATTTGTCACATACAGTTCTGCCATATATTATCCTTTATGAACTAAAATCTATTTGGTTTACAATTGATTTTATACCCCAACGAACAATACTATCAACTATATCATAATAAGCAACAGGCGCTTGCTCTGGATCTTGTTCTCTTAATATCTGAACTTTTGACACATCTTGAGCATAATCATGAGTAATGCCAACATAATTATGTGTTGCCATAGTAGGAACTACAATACTTGTATCAGTTGTACCACTAATAGCAGTAAAATAATCTGTATTAGTACCATCAGTAATCATTAAACAGTCACCAGCTACAACACCAGTACCAGAATCTATAGCCAATGGGGTATTATCAGTAGTATAACTAGAAGTAATTAAAGCTTCTTTTATAGAAGTACTAGCTATAGTTTCACTATCTATTGATAAATCAAACCCTAATGATTCATAACAAGTATCAGCGGTAACTTTAGCAACCTTTACAGAAGACCTAGAAGCGCCAGTATAATAAGGAGATACAGAACCTGAAATAATCCAAAATCTACCGTCTATATACTCCACTGAAGCGTTCATATAAGCTAATTTATAAGCATCATCAGCAACTACCCAAGAAACATCATCAGGAAGCACTCTTATCTGTGTTTCCATATCTGAAGCTATAACATCACCAGGTAAATTAGTGCCTTCTGTTAAAGTTATAGTGTAATAGCCAGGGGTAGCTACAGCTCCAGTAATATTATCTATTTTAATTTTAAGCTGTTTACTACTAGCCCCTATGGTAAATTTACCACCAGTACCAAGAAATCCAGAACTTTTTAACCACCCGCCTTTTATTTCTTGCACATAAATATCTTGAATTGCTGTACGAGCTGTATTATCACTATAAGCTGTGGTAACAAAAGACAATACCCATTTCTCATCGCCTTCCTGTCCAGCAGGCACTATAGACTTTTCATCAAGGGTTATAGTTTTTGGATTATCTGGATAATTTTCCAAATCATAAACCGTAACACTTATTGCCATAATTTAATCCCTCCTTTTATATTTTAACAATAAAAATACCAAGTACCACTTGTAGTAGTACCACTAACAGTCCCATTATAATAAGGACATTCAGGATCAACGCACATCCATCCATACTTTGACCCTCTTGAATATTTAATCATAATTCCACTTGTAGCTGTATGGCTTGTAGCTTCATTTTCTACATCTACATATTGCCAATCACTACCAGATATTAGCCTAATTACATGATTTGATGATTCAATTGAGTATGGGCATTTAATATGATGATAATGGAAATCATCTAAACTAACCCATGGGGCTTCTATTTGAACAGTAGCTATATCTATAGTATACTCAATACAAGTATTAGTTTTATATTGTGGTAAATTGCCTATAGCAGTAGTTCCAAATCTTTGCTCCCAACTCAAATCACATCTATCTTTAGGATTTCTAGGCATTATTATTTACTCCCGCCAAAATTATACAAGGATCCGTCTGCTTTTAATAAGTATGAAATATACGTTATATGATATTGATGCTTTTCGTCCTCATGATTTTTTGTATCTATAACAATATAATCATTATTTCTTAATTTAGGCACAATATTTATATTAATATTTTCAAGTTTAGTGTTATAAAGAAATATTTTTTCTGCTGTATGTTTCACTCCAGACCAAGATAATTTCGCTATGTAATAATTTTTAATAAAAATAATATATTGATTAGAAAAATCTAATTTTATAAAATCTTCTTCATTTAATTGTTTCACTTCTTTTAATACTGGTCCACTTAAATAACATCCTTTAATATTAGCTATGTCTTCTTTTTCATAACTAACTTTTTTCCAATGAAGTTCTAACCTAAAACGTTCAGAAATCATAAATTCTTTCATAATAAACTCCTTTACCCAAGATATAACGGACTATGCGGTATCGTGGCATTAGCCTCACCAGTTTTACCAGACTCTTCCAAACTTCCACCACCAACTTGAATAATCAGCCCATATGTAGTTTCGTCAGCATTACCTAGCCCTGGAAAACCAGCCGACACACTTCCTTGTTGTCCAGTAACTTGGCCATCAGCTTCAAATACTATGCCAAAATTTGTAACATTACCAGTTTTACTGCCTTCAGCTTTTCCTTGTATAACAGCTGTTGGAGCTAACACATTCAAAAATTCATCACCACTAGCATCTGCGTCTACCCACTTTTGAAAAGACCAAGTTTCAGTTCCAAATGCCATTGGATCTCCTTTTGAATATCCATAAGTCATTAAAAACATACCAGTCTCACTAAAATTAATAGCAGAAGTTGGGCCACATGCGGCAACAGAAATAGAAATATCTTTTACAGCAGTACTATTAATACAAGATGTACTTGGTGATAATGCCATTGTGTTAACAGTTCCAGCATAAGTTGTAACATTTACTGTTATGGTTTTAGTTACTTGAGTTCTATATGGATCCCAACTACCAAGTTGCCATAATCTATTAGGCGATACCTGCATAGCCCACTGTATAGATTGAAAGCCATCAGTACCATCAATATTTACAGTTGTTAGACTACCGATTATTATAGACATTTTTAATAACCTCCCAATTATTTCTGCAATCTTCCAAAGTTAACCCTTTATATCTTATTTTTTCCTTTTTAGTTAAAGGCCATTTAGCGTTTTTCTCGTAATTCAACACTGCAAGTAAAATTTGCAAATTATCTTGGTGGTGTAAGCCACCTTTCGAAATAGGTTTAATATGATCTACTTCGTATTTTTCTTCACTTATCCAATTCATTGCTTCACAAACTTGATAAATATAAGTAATTTTTTCTAAATCAGCGTCTAAAGGTATTTGGTTTTTCTTAGTAGCTCTGTACTTAGCAGTTAAAGCATTTATTTTAAATTTATTATTTTCTTTATATCGTCTATGCTGCTCACTCATGTATTCTTTATTGTCTTGATAACGTTTACAATAACGCTCTTTATGATTTTCGTACCACCATTTATTATATTTATGATATCGCTTTTTATGCTTTTCATAATACAGCCTATCATATTCTGCTGTTCTTTCTTTATTGTCTCTACGGTATTCTTTACACCACTCTTTATTATCCTCATACCATTGCTTCTGATATTCTTTCAAACAAATTTTACATTTACTCTTATAATAATATTTACCATCTCTATTATCAAAATATTTAGAAAATTCTTTTATATTTTTCGGCTCACCACATTTAGTACAAATTTTCATTTCCATAATATTCTCCATAATTATTACTTCTTCTTTTTAATTACCAACACCTTGCCATTGCATTTGCCATTGATACCATTTGCCACTTCCTCTAAGATACTGTTGTTCCTTTCTCATTATAACACCATCAAAATTAACGCCGCCAAAACTAAGATTTTTATATCCAGTTACTTCGCTATTATCATCTCTAATAATAGTAAAAGAAATACTAGCTTTTCCAGTAGCATCATATTGAATAGACAAAGACGCACATTCCATAAACTCTGTTGCCATAATATACCCCCATTAATATTCTAATTCATGATTATCTTCAAAAACAGGTTTTTCTATTTCTGTGCCTCCAAATACTTGCTCGCCCCAAGTAGTTAAATAAGGCAATCTTTGGTAACTTGCTGACGTGTATTCGCCGCCAGGTTGTCCAGCCATGTCCTCTGATTTCAACAAACGTGTTGTAGCTTCATATGTTTTTATTTTTACTTTATCTACACCAAAAGTTTGTACTATAAACGTGCCATGACTTACTGGCACAGGTCCAGCAGACCTAAGTGTAAAAGATTCTGTTTCATATGCTTTATTTAACATGATGACCCCCGATTTTATGGATTATAAACAAATATAAATGAATAAGAAACTACAGGAACAGCTGGTGGTGTACATTCCCAACTAAAACTAGTTAAATATAATTTTGACCCACCAGGCAAAAAACCAAAAAAACCAACACTAATTTCACCTAAACCGTTTTGATCACTAACAGATAATGGGCCTCCACTATAACTAAAACCCCACCCATCTTCATGAATTGTTCTAAAGTATGGTGTAGTTGGACCGCTTCCTGCAGAAGCACTAAAAGTTTCGTATGAATTAATTTTATTAGATAAACTTATGTTACCACTAACATCACCTTCAATATTAGCTCTATTTTTTCCTCTAGGAATAAAATACACCTCAATTCTACCAGTATCACAACTCATTCTTTGATCCCATTCAAAACTTACTCCTGCTCGGCCAGGACATTTTAATGCAAGACCCGGTTCTACAGCGTAAGCAGTCATGGATAAATCTCCTAAAGTTGCCCCATATAAAGCAATGCCTTCTTCTGTCAGCATAATTTCAGTATTAGATCTTAAAGAAGCTGAAATTATACCTAATCCTGCTAGAACAGGAAATGTTGCTGCTATGTCACAAAAACAATCAGCCATTATTAAGATTCCTCCACTTCTTCAGGTTCAGAATAATATGTAGCATAAGCTGGTCCTCCTTGAGGTATACTAGCATGATCATGAACTACTATACCTTCTAATATAAGATAAAAATAATGTTTACCCAAATCCGCTGACATAAACTCTATTACTTGACGACCACTTTTTTCATGTCTATAGTAGACACAATTAGTGTCCCCTTCTGGAGTACCCTCAAATTTACCAAGTTCTGGATATACAACCCTAAAACCATTTAAATAAATGCCCTCATTTGCGCCTTCTTCCCATGTAACAGGCTTATAACCTATGGGTCTGCATAATTTTAATTTATCATTAACACTACATACAGCATTAGTAACATTCCCGCTATAAAATTCCATTATTAACCTCCTACAGGAGTACCGGCTCTTTCTTCTACAGTATACGTAATAGAACTAGCAGTGTCTTTTGGTATATTTCTATTTAATTCTGGAATATATGCCTTAAGAGTTTCTACTATTCTCTCTGCTGGTATTCCATATATAACTTTAGGATCTTTACTATAAAGCTTTGTTTTAAATTTTTGTCTAATAGGCACATTTTTTCGTAAAATATTTGTAATATATCCAATCCTTTCTGGCGGATTACTTCCATCTCTATATGTCGTAATACGTCTATTAATTTTTTGACCTTCCAACCTAGATAAAACATCTTTACCAGCTAAATTTAACATAACTTTAGAAGCATCAGTTCTGATAGGATTGATTACACAACTATAAATTTTACCAGTAAATATAGTTTTAAGATGGCTTTTAAGACCAGCTTTTATAACTATTTCTGTACTTAAAATTTCTTTAGTTGAAGACAATTCATCAGCATCAACCTTTATACTAGCTTGAAAAGTTGCGCACATTTGATTTCTAGATCTTCTAACACTAAAAGAAACTACGTCTGGTGTTTTAATAGTGCCTAAACTTCCAATTGAAACTTCTGCTCTTACTGGTTGATTATTTAATGTTACAGACATATATCCTCCATATTACAAACTTACAGGATTGTTTTGTACAGTAACCTGTACCTTATCTCCTACTTCTATTATTCCTTTAGAAATATTAACACATTCCATAACACCTAAATGTTTAAGATTAACATTACATTTAATATTATCTTTATCAACACTAACTACAATGCCCTCTTCTTGAATACTTTCTGTTTGCATGTTATACAACGATTGATTCCAAGAGTTCATCCCTTGCCATATAGCACCAGCTTTAACAGAAATCAAATATTGACTACTGTCTTGATATGAATAATCTATAGAATTTATAACATTTCCATCTATCACTTCTCCAATAACTGGCTCCGCATCAGGGCCGCATGTATAAGTAACATCATTAGCAACCTCATTTTGATGATTATAGATAAATTTAGCTATAGTTTTACAACCTTCTTCATCTGCGAAAGGCATTACCACACTTATATCGCCTTGTTCTAATTGCTTTGCCCTAACATATGGCTTTTCAGTAAGATTTTCAACGCTATCTACTAGTGCATCTGGCATTACTTCCTTTGGATCTAAAACTTCAACCCCTCCTTTATTAACTAATACTTCAGGAGCTTGTTCATCTTTAATAATTATTGGATAGAACTCAACTTTTACTTGCTTTAAGTTTTCTAATGTTACTTCGTTTCTTAAATCTGTAATTTGAATGCTTGGATTATCCCATTCATAAACCACTATTATTTTAGGTGTATTATGATCCCCAACAAGTGGCAAAGCATATGCTGATTGGCCCTCATTTAACGGAAATAATACCACATTATAAGTCTTACTACTACTTACTTCTGGCTCTTGACCATCTCTTAAATATCCACTAATATCGCCAAAAGGCGGTGTAGGAGAAGAATGTATGATAGCATTCTTATCTTTAAAAATATTATTCCAACCTATCCTAAACGAAACCGATTCTACACCACCAAAATATTCCTCATAATTTCCACTTACATTAGAAGAAAATATTATTTTATACCCTTTTGCTGAGGGATCTTTTCTAACAAGATAGTCTTCACCCTCATTTAGCTTAAAAGGCTCACTAAGCATGGTGTCTAAGTCAGCTGTAAAAGTAGCACCTGAACTACTATAATCATCTTTTTCACCACCATATATATTTTTTAATAAATATCCCCATATATAGACAGCTGTGACCCTTAAAAATTTATCATTATCACTTTCAGGTAAATAAACCCCTGCCTTTGGATCTATGCCTTGTTCCGGCATACACATGGAAGGCATATATTTTTCTTTAAGCCCCCAATTTCTTCTTTGTAATGTACCAAAATCATTTAATTCTATGTATCTAGAAGTTGTATTACGAAAATTTACATCTGTACTTCCGGCTTGATAAAAAGGTACTGTAATTTTATAAATATAATTTGGAATTTGTTCAATTTTATAATTATCACCTTCACAAATAACAGCTTTCATATCAAAATCTAACTTACCATACTCAATAACACCTTCTCTAAAATATTCACATCTTTCTGGACCCAATGTCTCACCAAATATATAGTATCTAGGGTATAAACTAGCATTTGGATCAAGAGTTTTATCATCTGTATTTTTTGCAGCAAATTTAAATAAATTATAAGGCTCGCTTTTTGTATATCTTTTAGGAGGAGGATCGTATCCTGTAACCAAAACTTTATCACATTTTGCCCTTAATTCACCACTATTAATTTCATATAACACATCGCTTTTAATATTGCTATTATTAACACCTATTTCAAAAAATTTAATTATACCATCTTCCGTAGCATAACATTCGATAACTTTATTATTAACTAATTCCGCAGCTAAAGATAATTGAACCATTTGATAAGCATCTCTATCTCTTACATCATATCCTTGTAAATAACTGCCCAAATTTTTAGAGCCTGGATCTAACTCTAAACCAAAATCATCTTCTATTATAAAAGCAGCTAATGAAGTACCTGTCTCTTGTCGTTTAGATGGGTAATCAGTATCAAAAGAAGCTTCGCTAGTAATCCAGTGTTCTCCTAACTCTTCCCATTCATAAAAATAAGTGTCTTCCTCAGCCATTTATTTACTCCTTATATAATAGTCAAACTGCTTCTAATGCCTAATGAAGCTATAAGATCGAAATTATTTTTAATATCATATTCCATAGAATTTATTAATCTTTCTACAGTTCTTATTCTTGTATCCATAGGTGTTAATTGAAAATTTTCCAAATCATTTAATAATTCATGTAACTTTTCTCTTAAATATGAATCATCTTTACTAGAGTCTACAATTAGCGCAGTTTGTAACGTAGGTATTTCAATTTCTTTTATTTCTGTAACCTTTCCAATATTATCATTTAAAGCTAATTCTATAGAACTAAATTTTTTATCCACCTTTTCTATAAATTCATCTAGTCTTGATAAACTATTATCAGCACCTACAGACTTGCCAGTTAAATTAGAAACATCTACCGTTAAAACTTTATCTTCAACTTTAAAAACTTTATCCTCAACTTTTAATTCTTTATCTTCTACCTTAACCTCTATATCATTAAATGCGTCTTTTATAGCCCTTTTTATTTCCTCGCCAATTTTTTCGCCACTATTACTTACGTATTTTAATGAAGAATCTTCTCCAACTGAAATTGCTCCAGCAACTATACCACCTTCTTTATATTTAGTTGGTATTACTGTCTCACCGCCATGCAAATAAGCTAATGTGTCTTCTGGCACATAACCGCCATGCTCATATTGAGGAATTTTCCCTATACCAGTCGCTAATTCTTCTACTAATTTTTCTGACTTTCTACTTTCATAAGGCAACATAGTTCTCTTATACATCTTCTTAGTAGCCTCATCTGGTATATATTTTGCCCAATCTTCCGACAATGCTTCTGGAGTAAAAATGTTTTTATATTCTTGTAATCTACGCCTTTTGCCCTGCCCCATAAATAAATTAGCTATTTCCTCATCTACTAATTCAAATTCCCTTTTCTTACCACTTACTTTACTAATAAACTCATTCATACGCTTTAAACTATGCGGCATTTCAATATCACGGTATTTAAAAAAATCAGAAGCCTCTCTTATATAATAATGTATACCATGACCAAACTCATGAGCAAAAGAATCACGTATATCTTTATAAGACTTAGTTGATGTGTCTATTTTAAATGTATAATCTCCAGCTCTTGATCCTGAAACACCGCCTACTTCTATATTAGCATGTTGTTTAAATCCTCTTTTCTTACCAAGTAATCCAGTGGCTTTAACAGACCTAATTTTTGAAGTAATAGTTGGGTATTGCTCAAATAATTCACCCATATAATTCTGAAAATCTAATTCATTGCCAGCAAATCTTTTGGTTCTAAATAAATCCAACAAGCTTTTATGTTTTTCAAATACCTTAGCTTGTTTTGGTTTTGCTATTTCAATAAAACCAGCTTCGCTTTTTAGTAGATCTTTAAAAATCGGCCCTTTTGCTAATCCTGGATTTAATTCACTCCAAGTTGTTAGCGGCCTTTCCATAATTCTTTCTCCACTAACACCTACTTTTCTACCTGGAATTATAGTTTCTCTTATTTTTTCCAATTCAATTTCTGATAACTTTGGCCTAGGTTTATTAACATATAGCTCTTTTATATATTTTCCTGTTTTTTGCCTTTCAATATATTGATTAATTGCTTCACTAACCTCTGGACTAATTTGTTTCTTTTGTTCGTATTGCTCAAACCCCCTTGCCCAACTACTTGTTGTTTTTCTAGGAGGTCGTTTTACTTTTAATAATTCATCTATAGGAGTATTCATATGTTTAGTTTTAGAAAATTTACCCATCATTCCAACAGTTTTTATTCCTATCAAAGCTTCTAATAATCCAGATGTAATACCTGTCCCTCCTTTTTCCAAATCCTCCATAGCAGATTTTCCTATAGAACCGCCTATATCACCTACCCATGATGCATTATCTAAATAAGCATCTGTTAAAGAACCTAAATCTCCGCCACCAATTATATGCTTTGACGCAAACAGCATTGGATTTAATTCAGCAACCGATTGTAATCCACGACCGCCAATTGCCGCTATTTTTTTTAAGTCTTTTCCAAGAGTTCCACCAATAGTAGACTTTGTATATCCTTTTGACATACTTTCTATTATTGACATCCCCTCTAAAGGGGCTTTAGCTAATTTTGTAGCAATTTCTGCCGCTCCAAGAACTGCCATTTTAGAAGTATTAGACACCCATTTATTAAATGTCTTAAACACGCCCTGATCAGGATCGCTCCAAATATCATTAGCAAGTGACTGTCGTTTTTCAGACACCCAATCAGCTCCAACACCTAATTTCTCTGCGCCCCAACCAAAAATACCTCCAGTAGCAAATTTTTCAAATGGCTGTATTAATCCTCCATATTTAAAACCTTCCTTTTCACGCTGCTTAAGCCAGTCCTCATACGATAATGTAGATAAAACATTGCTATTTTCAGTCAATTTTTTTATTCTATAACTTGCATACTTAGTTTTCAGCATAGCTTCATCTTTAACAGGAAGTGGTTTAGACTTACCAATACCAACAATATCTTTTATTTTTTCAAATATAGATTTTTTTGCTACCTTTTCTGGTTCTAATTCTCCTACATTTGAATATCTATTTTTTAGCCATTCTATTTTTTCTGGGCCTGTCATATCATCAACATTTTTTTCTATTTTTTTGCCGCCTTGAAATGCTTGTATTAATCCGCCATCATTAAATCTAGAACCCATCCCACTACCATAACCAGGACCGCCTATTACACAATCACTAGTATTTCTATTTCTTCTTAATACTCCACCAACAGCAAATCCTGGAACTTGGCCAGTTTCATTCATATAATCAAGGGCGCCATATCCTAACTTTTTGGCTGATGATGCTTTTACAACGTATTCATTTGCACTTGCTAATATAGGAATTCTATCCTCTCTAGGTCCTCCTGGACCAAATATTTGACCTCCAATATGTTTCTTTTCACCATGTACTAAAAATTCAAGTGAGTAGTACTTAATGACATTGTCAATAATTTCCTTAGAAAACTTTGACCAATATGTATTAAACTCACCATATAAAGCTTCTTTAATAGATTTATTAAGGGATTCCCCAGTGCCATATATTTTTTCAGTTGCAGCTTTACGTTGACGTTCATAATACATAGGAATACGTTCAAGAAATCCAGATTCAGTTATAGATTTACGTGCTTTTTCTTCTTCAGGTTTTACACCAGATATTATTTTTAAAAGATCTGTCTGTTTTTCTAATTCAAATTTAATAGGGTCAGTAAAATTTCTAGCATCTAATTGAGGAGCTAATGATTTCATTTTTTCAAAAATGCCAATAAAATCAAAGCCTTTATAATGTAATAATCCACCCTCTTCTTTTGTAACTTCTGGGGCAGCTTCTATCATTGTTTTCATCTTATCATACAATGTATCTATATTACCAACTAAACCTGTTTGGCCTTTTGCTTCCGCATCGTATCTAGCTGAAGATAACCTAGACAATATTTCTTCTCCATGTCTTCGCTGTCTCATCAATTCATCATCTTCTTTTTGCTGTTTATACAGCATTGTGTCTCTCCACTCCTCAAATCTTATTTGCTCTAAATCTCTAGCTGATATTGGTTTTCCAGAAGTTCTAAGCCTTGCTCTAGCAGCTTCATATTTAGTCGTATTCCACAATTTTTCTTCTGGTATACCTGCCTGAACCATTTCAAAAGTTGGTACAACAGGAGCCTTTGGATGTCTGCCTCCCCTCATTATATCCCATGGAGTTTTTTCATATTGAGTGGCTTCTCCAATTAAAAAAGACTTTTTCAAATTTTCTAAATCACCTATTAATCCTTGAAAAGAAACTGCTTCTGCTACAATTTTTAAGTCGCCTAATTTATTAGTAAAATTTCCTATACTTTGTTCAAGAACTCTATTTTTATCTATCTGCCTATCTATAGCTTCTTCAATGCCTTTTGTGTCCTGGCCTTTTTCTTTTGCTGTTTTTAATTGTTCATTATATTTTATTAAAGCAGTTCTACCATCTTGAAGTAAACCTATCTCACTTTGGCGTTGAGATTGTAATAACTGATAAAGCATTATTATTTTTTTGCTTTCTGTGCCAGCTCCTGTAAACAATCGTTCTGTTGGAGCAAGCTGATAAGGAGCTCGTCCAGTTTCTATTTCAGGAAAACCACCCCTAATTCCTGCACCAACTACTGGTCTATCTAACTGTGTTTTTGTAATCAACCTAGCATGTTCTTGTAATACATTTATTCCGGCAGTTTCTATTTGATTTTGAAAAATAGCTGCTTCGCTAAGCCCATATAAAGAATTAGTTAATTTAGATAATGCTTCCGCAGCTTTTATAGCGGCTGATTCAGCTCCTTCTCCAACTCCAATAAATCTAAAAAATCCACCTTCTAATTCTTTATTTATTAATTCTAATTCCTTTTTAGTTTCTTTTGAAGCACCACCAAATCCAAGAAATCCTAACTCCTTTTTCTCTCTGCTCATTCTATGCTCTACATCAGCTCTTCTGCTTATTAAATTTTCATACCTTCTAGTTGCAGATCCAGCTTCGGCAACACTCTTGCTATAATTCTTAAAAGCTGGCTCATTTTCCATAAAAGCTCTTTGTATAGGAGCCAATTCTCTCATTGTCTTTACACCAAAATCTATACCACCAGTAAAAGGAGATGCTCCAGTTTGTATTCCTACTCCTGTAGGTATTTTAGCACGAGCTTCAGCAATAGCTGTTTCTTTTAACACAGTGGCGGCTTCTGTTAATTTTTCCAATCTAAACTCTTCAGCTACAGTAGCTTCACTAAGCTTTTTTGTACCTTCAGCAATAGATCCATTTAGATCATTTATCCTAACTTTTATTTTATCTAATTGGTTGCCAAGTAAATCAAAATACTCTTTTTCAACATTGTTTAGCTCTTTATACCTAGATTTTTCTATTTCTTCCATCATAGAAGTAGCTCTAGATACTAAAGCAGTACGTTCCGTCATATCTTTTTCTACGCCTTCTCCTATCTTGCGAAACTTTTTACTTCCAACCATTAAACTTTCATATGAACTAAGATCAGTAATTTTTCTACCAAAATCAATTTGTGGCACATTAATTCCTTTTAACGCCCCTATAAGTGGATTAATAAATTTATTTTCAAATACTTGCACAACTCTAGACACCTTTATAGCATTATCTAACTCTTCTATTCCCATTTTTATTTCTTCGGCTATCTCTCTAAGACGCATTTTATCAGCAGCTTCTGACATTATCTGCCCAGCATCACTAGCTTGATCTTTTAATTTCATAGATAATTCTAATAACATATTACCTACTTCTTCATAAGCTGCCTCTTGATCAGCTGCTATAGATCTTTCTTCAGTCTTAGTTATACCACCAGGCTTAGCTATTTTTTTCTCTCTTTTGGCACGTTCTTCTTTAAGCACCTCTATAGCTTTTCCTACTTCAGAAGGGAATTTTTCTATTAATTCTACTACTAACTCAGACATTTTTTTAGCTTTAGATTCGTATTCACCTAATTCTGCACCAAAAGCCTGTGCATCAGCAACATATCCAGTCGTAGCTGTCAATAAAGCTACAGTAAGAATGTCTCGTATTTTAGTTCCTATGTCCCCCTCTTTTAGTCTCTCTACTTTTATAGCATCTATTTTGTCTCTCAATTGCTTAGAATACGTTACTTGCGCTTTAACATTATCTGAATCCCTTTTGCTATAATCTGTTTGTTTTTTAGTTTCTGCCTTTTGGCCTTTTTGTTCTCCTTCTATACCCTTAATACCTTCTGTTGCTTTAGTTTGATCCTCTATCTTTTTAGACTCTTCTTTACGAGCTTCGTGAAGCATTTTAAGAGCATCATGAATACCTAATAAAATATCAGTTTGCTGACGATTCTCACTCAATATTTGTTTATTAGTGTCTAGCTGTTTTGTATCATCCTTTTTAACACCCTTCAATAACTCATCTGCTTTTTTCAATTGTTCTTGATTAACTTGTAAATCTTTAGCCTTTTTTATCTTTTCTCTTTCTGCTTCAGTAAATATAGGCTTTTTCTTTCCAGCTTCCTCTTCAGCTGTTTTTATAGCCCCACCAAGGCCAAATCCGAACAATTTTTCTACTTCCAGCCATGTTCTAGCTGCCCAACCAGGAGCTGCTTTTCCAACCTTTTTAGCTGCGTCTTTGGCTTTATTTCCAAGATCTTTAATATATTCTGGTATAGGCTCTCCAGTTAAAGCGCTCCATGCATGCCACGCAACCAAAGCTCCAGCAGCAGTTTCTCCCAACCCTTTTAAAGCTGTTTCACTTAAACCAACAGCTCTAGCAAATGTAACACCGCCAGTTGCTATCAAACCTACCGCTTCTTGAGTAGCTCTTCTTTCAGCTGTTCCTATGGCTTCTTCTCTTTTTGTTGATATTTCAGCTATTTTTTTATCTATGCCTACCGTAGATTTTTCAGCCTCTTCTTTTGAAATAGTACCAACTTTAAGTTGATCAACTATATCTTTTCTTTGATTTTTTAATTCGTCAATTTGAACTTCAAAATATCTAGCCTCTCTATTAGCAGCTCTTCTAAAAATATCTTGAAAACCAGCATAAGCAGCAAACATTTTTTGTATATTTTTTGAAGTAGTAACACTGACAACTGTCTGTGATGACATTTCTTTCTCTAAACCTTTAAATTCTTTAGATCCAAGTACACGCTCCCTTTCAGTTGATGGTATAGGCACATGTTTTACCAAACTTCCTATTGTTGGTACGAAACGCCCAAATTTTCTCACTATTTCAGCAGATGTTTTAAGATATTCACTACTCTTATCTGTCTTTCCAACATATTTATTTAATACTTCCGTAAATTCTCTTAATCCTAAATCACCAATAGCTTTTTCTATAAATTCCTTTTTTGTAAATTCTCCTGGAAGTCTATTCATCAACCTTTCAACACCAATTAATGGTGTTGCAGCTTGCCCAGTAGCAGCATTAATAGCATCTCCAACTGCGTTAGGAATATCTAACCATGATTTTTCCATCACTTTAATAGCCTTTTTCATGCCAATTTTTTCTACCAAAGTGCTTGACAAATCACTTAATGAAGTATCTATAGCCTTAATAAGATCTTCTCTTCCAACCTTTTCATATACACCTCTTAATTTAACCAAATAATCAAATCTATCTCCTATACCTTTAATACTTCCCCTATTTATATCAGCTTTAACAATTTTTGTCTGCTTTTCAATATGTTCAAATTGCCTAAAACTTTTCCTAATAGCTGCTTCTGGATCTCCCATATAAGCCAATAAATCATCCATTGTTTCTGCCATTCTACCAGTATTAGAGACTATCTGTTTCTCTTGATCTAAAATAAGTCCTAAAGGCTTATCTCCAGCTATAGCTATAGATTCAGCCATTCTTTTTGTTTCTTCTGGCGATAAAGCTGCCCCCAAACCAACGGCTGTGGCTCTAATTTCTTTTAATTGTACACGTGCTTTTTCAGTGGCTTCTATTTGTGTAACTAAAGCTTCTCTTCTCATTTTTGCTTCTCTATACGCATCTCTAGCTACAGTAAATCCTCTTTCTGCTGGTGGCTTAGCTCTTTCTCCAAGTAACACCCTCTGCTGTGCTGTCAATTCAGAAAATTTCTTAACTCCTAAATTTATGTCACTTAAATCTTCTGGCATATCTTTTAGTATACCGCTTGTTTGAACTAAATATTCATTCCTTATTCTTTCTACAGCAATAGTTTCTTTAAGTGTTCTCGCTCCTTCATTTAAAGTTTTCATCAAATCTTCATGTAAAGCTCTATACTGTATAACTATTTGATTGTTTTTTAATACATCCAACAGCCTTTGAATATCCTCCGCCATTCCATAACCAGGACCTTCACCAGCTATAGCTCTTTTTTCAGCTGGCTCTGCAAGCACCTTAAGCTGCTCCATAGGTTCAAACCAGAAAGTCTGCATCCATTCATCCCATCTTTTAGTTAAATCAGCAAACGGTGTTTCATAAGTTCTTGGTACTCCCGCGCCCTTATATGGCATTTCTCCATATCCTGCGCCTGGAGCCCATCCTTTTGTAGTTTGTAATAATGTAGTAGTTGGAACTTGAGAAAAAAATCTTTCACCAAGACTAAAACTTTTTCTAAATTCTTTTTCTGTAATACCTGTCATACCAGCAGCAGCCCCAGCCACAAATTCTTCCAAAACAGCTATATTATCTTGTAATCGTTCTTGAATAGTAACAGTTGGAAATATAGCATCAACAAATTTTTCTACATCTGAAAAAGGTACTTCTTTTACCTGTCTCATTTCCTTAGTTACATATTCTACAAAATAACCAACGCCTTCCTTAAATTTTAATACACCTTGTCTACCAGCCACATCAAAACCTTTTCCTACATTTCTTCCAAAAAATTCTGCGGTTCTATTTATATCCTCTGTAAATAATACTATATCACCAGCAAAGGCTTTACCAGTACGTTTAAACAATTTACTTTGTAATAACAATTCTTTAGTAAGTGGCGCAGCAAAATCCAACGGCTTTTCTGGATATATACGTTTTAAAATCTCTGTGCCTAAAATATCTTTCCAATCAACTTTGCCTCTCATTTCCTTTAGTTGCAATTTTGGTTCTACTCTTACCATCAACTCAAAGCCTTTTCTCAGCTCTTTTGTATCTAACAAATCTTTTATCTCCAAAGGCTTCAATCCTTTTGTAGGTATATCAGCTAATACTCTTCTAAAACTTTTATAAGTACTTGCAAATCTAGTTCTAGCGTCTTCTAATTGTTCATAATATTTTTTAAATAAAGGCTCAACAGCAGTAGTCATTGGATATTTTTCTTTTAAAGATAATACCTTATTCATTTTATCTCTAAGAACATCTAATTCTTTAGAAGGAGAAATAGCTATATGTTTAGCAATTAATCCGCCTACAGCTGGTATTTCTTTAACAAATCTTTTTAGTTCATATTTAAAAGTCTCTGCAAAACCTTTGCCTCCAGTCAAATCTTCAACATATTTACTTAATATATCAGTTTCAATTTTACCAATTTCTTCTCTCTTAGCAGCGGATAACAAATCAACATGTTCTTTTAAACTACGATTAGTTTTTAAAACTGCATTACCAAACTCATCAAAACTTTCTACTAAAGAAAAATTACTTTTAGCTAATTCATTACCAAATTTTTGTGTATCTTTATATAACTTAGCTGTTCTAAAAACTGGGCTTTCATATTCTTCTCTTTCTATAGCCCTCTGTTTAGCTTCAGGTTTCCTAGATTCACCAATATCTTTAATTGTATTACCAAGTCTTTCATATCCACTTGATAAATCTCTCAAAGCTTGTAATTCGCCACTTGTTTTTCTTCTAACCCCAGCCATTGATTTCTCATATTCATCAGCAGAAGAAGACAACCTTTTCATACTACCCCATGTTTTTATAGCTACTGGGGTTAAAGCCGCTAAAGAAGCTACCATAGGTGCAACTGATTTAACAAAACTAGTATTACCTTGAGTCCATTCTGCTAACTTTTCAGCTGATACACCCATTGCTTTAGCTACCTTCATAGAAACTTTATCAGCTCCTTCAGCACCTTTCTCTGCTACTTTTAAAACCCCTGCAAAAGCTTGTGTTATTGGACTACCAGTTGTTGCTAAAGCTGTACTACCAACTTCTAATAAAGTACCAAATTTTCCAAATAATTTACTTACCGCTTCAAAAGCTGTAGCGCCACCAACTGATATCTCAGATAACATAGAATTCCAACTTTTACCAAATTCAGCAGCCTTATATCCAACTTTGCCTAAAATAGATTCTAAATCACCCATACTAGTAGCTTCCATTATAGTTTTTAGCCCTCTAGTATCTATTTCAAGTTTGCCTGGAAGCTTACCAAAAACTTCAAATAATCCTATTTTTAATTCCTTGCTAGCAGCGCCTGCTAAATCTTTCATAATCTCAGGTAATAATCTAAAACTATCAGTAAAACGAGTAACAAAACTTTGGCCCTTACTAAATAAAGCAAATAAACCAGCAACAGCTAAAACTACAGTCTTTACAGAATTTGGTATGTTTGCTATAGTTTCTAATAATGCTTTGAAACCAGTTAGTACTATTTTAGCAATAGGAAGTGCTAATTTACCAAATTGAACTTGTAACTCTACTGCTGCAGCTTTAACTTGTTGTAATCTTTTTGCATATGTTTCCATAACAATAGCATTACGTCTTTCTGCAGCGCCTTTAGAATTAATACTATCTTCTAATGTATCTAAAACATCTCCCCAATGATCCATCAGAATAATTAAACTATTATAATGACGACGACCGCCTATAGCTTGTGCAATAGATAATTTCTGAGAATTAGTTAATTCATCCCATTTTCCAGCTAGATCGCCTAAAATATCAAACCCTTTTCTAAGATCTCCTGCCTCTCCAATTACTGGTACTCCTATTTCGCCTAATGCTTTAGGTCCTTTTTCTGCCTGCATTCGTCTAAACATAAATCTTAAAGAAGTACCAATCTCTTTACCAGTTTGTCGAGAAGTTTCTCCAATACCAGTAACAATAGCATTTAATTCATCGAATGTGACGCCAGATGTTTTAGCAACAGCCGCTGCTTTTTTCATTGAATTAGCAAGATCAGCTGAAGTAATAGCATGCCTAGCTTCTACTTGACTCCATGAGTCTAGAAAACGAAGAGTGCCCTCCCCTTCTTTTTTATAAACCTTCATAGCCGCAGTAAGAGCTTCAGTAGCATCAGAAGCATTTAATGTGGTAACATTTGCAGCTAACTGAGATGTTCTAGCTCTTTCTACAACTTCTTCTTGAGCCAAACCTTGCTGTGCAAAAACCCTCATTGAATCTATAACACTTCTTATAGGCTGCCCAAATTGTTTAGCAAAATCTAAAGCTGCTTGTGTAATATAATTAAAATCACTTTCTAATGGACTCATAACTTGTCTTAACACAGCTATGCCATATTCAACATCACTTATTGTACTTACCATATTTTTCAAAGACTGTATAAGTCCCCAAACTATTGTACTAGCCCCACCCCAAAAAATAACACGTCTAAATACTTGTCCAATGCCTTTTCTTGCCTGAAAAGCACCAATCATGTCTTCAGTACGTTGTGTAAATATACCCATTTTATTTCCAGCATCAGTAGAGGCGTCGCCCAATTTCTTAAATTCTTCTGCCACATCCTTTAAAACCTGCTTACTAGCTGGATCAACTATTCTTTGTCTATACGTAAAACGTTGGCCTTTAACTGGACCACCTGCTTCTTCGCTTAATTTAAAACGCTCTCTTACTAAAGCTATATTACGTTTATGAAGCAACTCTTGCTCTTTTGGTTCTAAAAATTGGGGAACTCCAGACAACTTCCAAGGCGATCCTTTCGGTCCACCTACAGGACCCATCATTTGCTCCATTTGTCTCAAATATTTAATAGTATCCTGTATATTTTTACGTTGAGCTTCAGTGTAATCTTCTGCACCACCAAAAGCTCCAAAACCAGATATTTGCATTCTATTCCATTCTTCTAAACCAGCCCTTAGTTGTGTCACACCTCTAATCATTCTATCAAAATCCCAAGCTTCAACTGCTTGATCACCAATTCGCCTAAATAAATCAGCATCTTCTAAAATAGCTTTAAGACCCTTATCTTCTTTAGCTAACATAGTAAAAGCAGTTCTAATTTTTTCTAAAGGTGTAAGCATATTTTCTAATAACATTGGATCAAGATCACCAATTAAAACATCAAAAATTGGTCTAAACTCTCCAGACATAGCTGAGCTTTGTCTGGCTATTTCAGCTAATTCTTCTGGTCTTCTATATAATCCAGCACCTTTAGCTAATTCTGGTGATACCCATTCTTTCATACTTCCAAAACCACCACGAGTATAAATATCACTCATTTTACCAAGAGTTCTTTTAATATTTCCTATAAATGCCTGTAAAGTTCTTTGATACTGATCATATGCTTTCCTTTCAGCTTCATCTGATTTAGCTGACTTTATAGACTCCTCTAATTCATCTAACTGCCCAATAAAATATTCACTAACATTCTTTTTATAATATCTCCAAATTTCAGCTATATAACCTCTTTTTTCAGGCGAAAGTTTCTTTATAGCATCACTTATTTTACTAGCCACATCAAATCCTGGGCCTTCTTTAAGAGTTTCACTTAATAAAGATTCTATCTCCACGCCAAACTTTTCTATATCTTTTCCACCAAATAAATCATGGAACTGTGTTGCTTTTCTTAACATCGCTTTTAAATATCCAGCAGTGGCAAAAGGCTCTTCTTTTGGAATTTCTATTCCAGGTGGAATTCCACCAACTCCTTTTACTGGCCCGCCAGCTTCTGGCATTTTAAACACACCTCTTATTTTTTCAACTTCTTTTATACCCCTTTCACCATAAGTTGCTTCAAAAGCAGCGTCCATTAATCCTTTTAGTTTTATATATTTATCAGCAAGTTTTTCACTTCCATTAATTAAACTATCCATATAGCCACTATTAGCTTCATACACAGCATCAGCTAATTTCATAGCCTCTTCAATATTAAGTTTAGTGCCACGACTTAATAATCCTTCAACCTTTTTTCTCAACTTTTCAAACTCATCTTCTCCATCTCCACCTGTTGGGGGTGCCCCACCACCTACCCCACCAATACCGCCACCAGCACCAGCAGCACCAGCGCCTGTAGCTGCCCACATCTTTTCTTTACGGCCTTCTCCCATAGCTTTATAAGCAGTTAAATATTCTTTACTCCATTTATCAAAAAGTTCTTCTTCTCCTCTAGCTAATTGTTCTGGTGATTTTGCAATTTGTCTTAAAGTTTCTAAACCAGCTGTCTTTGGTAATGCTTCTACAAATTCTCTTTTTTTAATATCATCTGTAATGCTATTTATTATTCCTTCAACTTTAGCTCTTGCTTTTTTAACTACTTCTATATCTCTATTAAATCTAGCTGGATCAAATTTACCTAATTCTAATTTAGCTTCTTTAGTAGGATCTTCCATACTAACAACTAATAAGCCACCTAATGCATCCATATTTGAACTTAAATAAAAATTAACTTGGCTCAAATAACTTTCAAGTCTTCTAGCTAATTCTGCATCTTGTACACCTATCCTAGTTAAATACTCGCCCAAAGTAATTTTCTTTTCTTGCATTTCTTTTGCAATTGTTTCTATAGCAGCAAATTTTTTAGGATCATATATAGTTTTAATATCAATTATTCTCTTTTCACCAGTAGCAGTCTTAAATAATACATCATAATGTCCAGTAATCATATTATTTAAATCTTCTACTAAACCTTCAATCTGAACATTGCCATATTCACTGTATTTTTCTATAAACTCTTTTTGTTTAGCCCTATGTATAGCACTGCCTCTAAAACCAGTGGCTTCCAAAAGCATGTCTTTTTCTTCTTTACCAAGCATTTGTTTTAATATAGCTTCTTCTTGTGGCACACCCCTATATCCGCCACCACCATGTAAACCACTGCCTCTATATAGTTTATATAAAGGAACTTCTTCCTTAGCTTTAGGTCGACCGGCCGCTTTTTCTTCAAGAGCTCGTAATGCTAAAATTTTCTTTTTAATAATTTCATCTTCAAAACTACCTTCAGCGACTTTAGAAATTTCATCTAATGCTTCACCAATAACTTTTTTAAGATCTTCAGCAGATATTTTTGGCTTTTTATACGCTTCTATAGTCTCTTTAATATCAGAAGGCCTTGCAGTCGATTGTTTCTGCCAAAATTCCTCGATTCTTTCCTGGTAATCTTTATGTTCTTCAAGTTTGCTTCGTCTAAGATCTTCAAAACTTTCCTTTTCTCTTTTATTAATTTCATTAGCTAAATCAATTGGACCTTTACCAATAGCAGCCTCATATTTAGGAAAAGCCATTTCAAGACTTAATTTTTGAAATGGAGCTGCGCGCATAGATTCAGATACACGCTTTAGCTGTTCTGACATTCCTACTTGAAATCTAAGAAAAGCTTGAGCTTGATCTGTAAAAGAATCTACTACTTCGTCCATTTTTTCTTCAGGAACTTTAGCGGTCTGTCTAACCATAGTTTCAATTTTATTAGAAATCTTTTTAAGAGCTGCTGGATATTTAGCTAAAAATTCTGAATATGCTTCATATTCTTCTTCTGTAGCTAATGGAGGAACACTCATTATCTGAGATAACTCTTCTATTTTTCCACTAGCTATATCTTTAACTTTCTTTAATTTATTAGACCATGTGTCTATACTATTAATAATACTATCACCAGATTCTTTCCATGATTCATTCCAAACATCACTTGCTAATTTAGGAATTTCTTCCACTGCTGAACCAAGTAAATATGGAAATTCTTTAGTGGCTAATTCTTTTCCATATCCTTCAGGAATTTCCGCTCTTTTAGCTACTTCAGTTATTTTTTCTAAATCTCTATATCTTTTTTCTAAAGCACTAAGAACCATTAATGAATGAACACCACCTCCAGCTGAACCAATAGTTCCAGCCATAGATCTGCTTAGAACCCTAGAAGTTTTTAATACATTTTCATAGGTCTCTTTTAATCTTTCGCCGCCTGCTGATGGCAATACCATTTGAGGAGCTTCTATACGTTCACGTGTTCGTCCAGCTACCATGCCTGGTGTTTCCATTCTAGTCCGCATTCTATATAAAGGCTGTAAATTACTAGTAACATATCTTAAAATACTAACACCAGTTTCACTAATTGCTTGCTTTTCAATTTCTTTCTTGGCAAAACTTTCATACCCACCAGCCCTAGCTACTTCAGCTTCTTTTTTTACACGTTTTTCTAAAGGCAATTCTGCTACTTCAGTTTGCAACTCTTTTATAAGTCCTTTTACAGCTGTTCTTTTAATCATTTTAAATAATTCACCAAAAACAGCTTCCAAATCAATATATTTTATTATTTCATTTATAATTTGTTCTCTATCTTTACTAATATCTGCTTTTTTAGCAGCTTCAACCAAAGCATCAACTAAAACCTCTCTTGGTGCATCAACAGATATTTCTCCTCCAAGCGATTCAAACTCTTTCTTTAAATCCTCATATTTCATATTACCAATCTGAAATCTTTTTAATTCTCCTTTAAGCTCTGGTGTAGAAACAGCCCCTAATCTAATTTTTGCTTCTTTAGCTATTTGTTTATTAAAATCATCTAAATCACTAAACTGATCCTCTTCTTCTCGCATAATTCTCATAATAGTACGAGCGCCACCTTTTTTTGCTACATTATTTAAAATTTCTGAGCCTACAGCTTCTACTCCAGCATGTTTTTCATCCATTCCTTTTTGTATAACAAACCTCATTATTTCATTCATTCTTGTAGCAAATTCTTGAACCGGCCTTCCTCCCAAAGCTATACTTTTTTTAGGCCATTCTGCTAAAAATTCTTCTGAAGGCTTGAATTCTTTTCTACCTGTCTTAGCCAGCCCCTTTCCAAAACCTGTTTCTAATTCAGACATTCTAGCCAATCTACTAATAGATTCTACTGTTTGACCAGTATGTAATTTATATAACTGTCCTACTATAGCATCGCTATATTTTTGTTCCCATAATTTTCTTCTAATCAATTCTTCTGTTAATTCTCCAACTCTTTCCTCAAATTTACCTGGCTCCATTCCAGCTTTCTCAGCAGTAGCTCCGCCTAACTTTTTATATACTGTTGGCAAAATTTCCATTTCTTTAAAACTACTAGCCCATTCCTTTGTCTTTTCTTCCTTAATTTTCGCTATTTCTTTAGCTGGTGTTCCTACCTGTTCTAATTTTTTCAACTCACCTTTTAATCTAGTAGCTTCTTTTGTATAACTAAATAAAGCTTCCATTATCTCGCTTACACCAAGATTACTTACTTCCTTTTTTATATATGGCTTAGTTAGCCACGCATATCCTTTTTCTTCTGGATGTTTTTTAGCAAATATATTAGCCATCTCTGAGAGCGATCTAACATCAGTCTCTTTTACAGCAGTAAATAAAGTAGAAAATAATGATCTAACAGAAGTAATATCTTCTCCAAGAGCATTAAAATGCTTCGCTATTTCTTTCCTAGACTCTTCAAGCTTGCCAGTATGAACAAACAAAGCATCACCATCATAATCAAGTTTTTGTTCCATATTAATAAAAGTAGGAGTGGCTTTTTTTATTATAGATATCAAACTTTCTATTTCTTTAGTCAAACTACTAGCTTTTTTAGTACTTTCTTCTGTGCCCTCTGACCATGCTTTTTCCCTCTTTTGTAACAAACCAGGCTTTTCAACCTTTTCCCCCTTAAACTTACCATAGACATATTCTTCCAATTTACCTATTATCCCACGTAATTTTGGCAAATCTAATTCAGGAGCGCCAGGAACAGCAATAGAATACTTAGATTCTGGGCCTTTCATTAACTTAGCTTTATGTGGTTGTGCACTAACAGTGCCGTAAAATGGATATCTAACAGATTCAACAAAAACATCCCTAGACACTTTTAACTCATTAAGTTCTTTTTCTGACATTTTATCTCGTTTTTCAATAAGAGCGGCTAAATTAGTTTTTAGACCTTGCGCCGTCTCAACTTTAAGAGCTTTAGCCATCAAAGGGGATATCCCTATCTCCTTTTCTTTTAAAACCGGTAAACCTAATTGTCTTGACTTAGCAATATATCTTTCATGATCTTTTATTATCCTTCCTAAATCACTTTTTAACTTTCCAATATTCGGCATGTCCAATCTTATATCAAATTTTTTACCTTCAAATAATGCTAATAAATCATGTAACTCTTCAGTTTTATCAGTTATAGCTGAAATAGCCTTACCAGTTATAGCCGGTATTGTTCTTTGAAAAAATGTCTGTTCTATAGCATGTTTTGGTCCAAGAACTGTTTTTGCTAATTGTTCAAAATAAGCAACCTTTGCTCTACTTAAAGATTCCATAGCTCGCTCAAGAGCTTCTTTAACAGTTATTTCTAAATTTATACCTACTTTATCAGCAAATTCTTTTAAATTACCTGATTGTATTTCAACATCAAAAACAGTTGGAGCCTCTTTTCTTGCCTCTAACTGCTTTTTAAAACTTCCCATTACATCTTCAAAAGGTACTTTGCCGCCTTGGCCATATATTTTATAAGCCTTCATATATTCAAGAGGTACCTCTTCTTCACCTACAGTTTTGCCTTGTTTTTCTTTTGTAGCCCTTCTTTCTTTATATTGTTTTAAAGCGCGTTCTATTTTTTCCTCTTCTTCCCGCAATGCTTCTGGCTGTGGTCCAATTATCATATCCATAATTCTACTTAACACCCTTGAATATTTTCTAGGAGCTCCAGCTAATTCTTTTTCATAAGATTCCATAGCTTCAAGCATAGTAGGAAACTCTATACCCTGTTTAAGAGCAGGTCTAGCATAAGGAGCAGGAGCTCTTTGTTTTTCTAAAACAGGTTTCAATTTATTAATAATACTTTCCATCAATTTTATATTAGCTGGTGTAACATTTTGTTTAGACTCAATTGATGCTACTTCTCTATATGTTTCAGTTAATTTTTTAGTCAACTCTTCACGTACTGTTCGAGCAAACTTATCCATAGTTCTGTCATCTAGCGTCATTTCTCCCCTAGTTGCAACTTTAGATATATCCTCAACAGTTTGTGCAGCATTTACAAAATTACTAAGATATCTAGATATATTGGTAGGTGCTACTTTTCCCCCCATTAATTCTTCTGGATAAGTAGCTCTTAATGCAGGGCCAGGAACATACGTCTCTTCATAAAACTTCCCAGCTCCCTTTTCAGTAGTAGGCGTTTTAATTTTAAAAGGGCTAGGATACTTAGATATATCAAACATAGTACCTTTCAACTCTTCTAAAGTTGCAGTGCCTGCTTCAAATGATTTAATGTCTGATAATTTTACTTCTTTTAAAGTACCTAACATAGATTCTTTAAAATTCTTTAAAGCTGGGTCTATCATTTGTAATGCTCTTATAAGTTCCCATCCTTCTTCAGCTGTTAAACCGGTAGCATCAGCTAATTCTTTTAGCATTGAAGATCCAGCTCCAAAAATACCAGCATAGGCAGCAAAAGCCTGAAAATTAAGTCTTTCTCCTTTTACACCTTTTCCAATTTCTTTTTCTGTCCATCCCTTATAAATATGCGGTTCTTCAGTGATTCCTAAATATTTTGGGCCTACAAGTATATCATGTACTTTTTCACCAAATTCATTAAGGCCTTCTGTATAAACATGCCATTGCTTTTCCCATTCTTTTAATGTTTTTATTTGTTCTGGAACAGCACCTTCCATTTTTAATCTTTCTTGCATAGCTTCTAAATTCTTAAGCGGCTCATACCCCAAAACAGCAAGATATTTATTCATTGCTTCTCTCATTTCATCACTAGCTGTTAGAGTTTCTTTGCCAGCTTGACTAAGTATTTCTGTTACACCTTCAGTAGAACCTACTAAATTATTAACCAGTACTTCAAGAACTTCTGGCATTAAACCTCTTTTAGCAATTCCACGAGCACTAATTCTAGCTTCAATTGGTTTTAATTCAAAAACCTCTCCTCCACCTATTTCCTTTTTATATTTATTTCTTATAAACTTTACAGCTTCCACAGAATCTTTTGGCAATTCTTCTCCAAAAGCCTTTTTAAACGCTGATGATGTTTCTTCAAACAAATCTTGTTGCTTCTTAGCTTCTTTACTAGTTACTAACCCTTTACTTGCATCTGTAAATAAATCTAATATAAACTTATTACCTGATTCCTCTAAACGTTTTGTTAACGAATCAAGAACACCTTTATCAAATAATTTATCTACTTTTGATTCACTAAACATTTCAGCTAATAATTGGCCCATATTTTTTGGAATTTTTGCAAATCCAATGCCTTCTCCAGGCACAACCTCAGCTTTTAAACCAGCAGCCATAGCTCTTGCTATATCTTTATATTCTTTTATCTCTGTAGGAGGTTTAGTAGGAGTTACAGCCACACCTTTAGTACCAAATCTAGTAACTAATTTCCTACCAAAATAATTAAGGAAAGTCTCTGTCAGTTTAGCTGTCTGAACTTCTATAGACTCTCCCCTATGTTCTCTCATTACATTTTGTACTTCTTCGCCTATTTTAGCTATATCTGCTCTACCACGATAATGTGTAGGTACACCTAAAACTTCTTGAATTCTACTTGATACGCCCTCAATCAATTTATTATATTCTGGTTCCTCTAATGTAGTTCTAAAATGCTGCTTAGCTTTACCGCTTATTTTTTTATAACCAGGCTCTATTTCACCTATTTCACCAAACGTAGCAGCTGCTTTAACTAGAGGTTTAACTATTTCAGTAAAAGCTTTAGCTAATTTACCAGATATTACTATCTGATCTTCAAAAGTTGATGCTGTATTTCTTAATTCAGTTAAAACATTTATACCATACTTTCCAGCGCCCCACTTACCAGATTTAATCATTTCCATTTCGCGAGGACTTACTATTGTAGGTGCTTCTGCTGTCAAAGTTTTTAAAACATTGGCTGTCTGTGACATTGCTCTATTAGTAGAAGTAAATTCTTTAAAAGGCACTTGTCCTCTCACACCAGCCATACTACCACTTGTCATTACTTTACCTAAAGCTCTTAAAGTACTAGCAGAATTTGCATTAAATTCTGTAAATTGCGAAGCAGCAGCATCACTTAAATCTATAGAAGTAACCTCTGGCATTTCCTTTCCCAACTTTTCGACATTCCTTACCATTTCAGCCCACAATAAATTTACTTCTTTTATACGCTCTTTTTGCTTAGCAGGGGTCATTTCTCCAAAACCTTGTTTACTAAGTACTTTAACTACCTGCTCTTCGTATGCACCACGTTTTACCATTCCTGGCCCTTTTAAAGGCATAAGACCTTTAAGTTCATTTTGCATTTCAGAAACCTGACGCAAATTTCTATTCCATTCTGTCATACGACCAGCTTTCGCTGTTAAAAAAGGCTCTTTTCCGCCTGTATACAATCTATTCAATACATCATAAAAATTTTCAAAATCTACTTTATTAAGAGCATTTGCCACATCTAAACTTGTAACATTAAGTCTTTTAGCCTCTTCTTCAAGCTTACTAAAAGTCATCCTAAGTTCATCAAAACCCTTTATGTCCTCTTTTCTTTCAATCTTTCTAAGTTTAATAGCTTCTCTATAACCTTCAGTAATTAATTCTTTTCCACCTACACCTTTTACACTCTCTATTAAGCTGCCAGCTAATTTTTCAGACTCTTCCAAATCTGCTCTCTTTTTAGGCCTTAAAGGAAGTTTAGATATCCTATGTAAATAGGTAGCATGTTCTCCTACACTGCCGCCAAGATCTTTAAATTCTTTAGCAAGCGCTTCTAACCCTGTTTCTAAAGTAGCAAATTGAGCAAAAGCACGTTCTGCACCATATTTTGTTTCAAAACCTACTGTGCCTTCTTTAGTAATTTGTGCTGCTGGAAGAGTTAATACTTTTAAAAATCTTTTAGTTAAATGCTCGATTGCTTTGGATTGTAAAGCAGTAGCTTCATACAGTCTTTCTAAATTAGGATCTGACTCAAGTTGGGATACTATTCCTACGCCTTTAGTTTTAAATTCCTCGTACATCTTTTTAATATACGGATCTACTTCTCCTATAGCTTTCGCTCCTACTTCTTCTTTACCATATTTTCTAAACCACGAATATATTTCAGCTGCGGTTTCTTCTACAGATCGTGGATATCCAGCTTCTCTTTCTTTATAAAGCTTTTTATAGGTATTTACTAATTCCCTAGTATTAACTTCTGATGGGACTCTTTTTCCAAAAGATTCTCTTAGTGTTCTTCTAAGATCATTTACATCTATTACTTGAAGTTCCCATTCTCTACCGCCCCTACCAAGTTGGAAAAACTCTTCTTCTTCTGTTTTTAATATTTCTACTCCTTTACGTAAACCTCGTTGCAATGCTTTTACCATATCATCTTGTAATTTCTTTAAAGAGACAGCTAAAGCACTTACTCTTTTATCGATCAAACCAGTGCCATAAGGAACATCAGCTCCAGGCGGCACGCCTTTATATCTATATGGAGTAGTGGTAGGATGGATCACTGAGGGTTTAAAAGTAGTGGTTTCTATACCAGATTTTATTTCTGAAACTTTCTTAATATCTATAAATGCTTTTTTAGAATAATTATTTAAAGCCTTGGCTGTTTTATCAGTTTCTTCTATCAAATTAGTAAGGCTTTCATCTGCTATAGGGATAGTATCATGTAAAGATCTAAAACTTTTTCCAGTTGATAATACTTCTTTATTAACATGTTCAAAAGATGATTCAAGTTTATTAGCTACAGTAAAAATAGCTTCTACTCTATCAGCTAACTTTAATAAAATATTACTTAAATCGCCTTCTGCTGCTTCTAATTCTTTAGATTTTCCAGCTAATGCTTTTAATACGTCTGTAGTAACTAAAACATCATGTGCAGCATCGTGAGCTGCGCCAGCATATTCTTTGCCAGCCAAAACCATGTCTTTTTCATATCCAGCTAATTCATGTCCGCCTCTTTTTGGAAACTTTTTCCTAGAAGCTATGACAGTATCATAATATTCTTGTGCAGCTAGGTCTATTTTAGTCCCAGCATCTTTAAAAGCATCATTTAAAACTTTTACGTCAAACTGTTCTATATTGTGACCAATTATAATATCAGCGTCTTGTATAGTTTTCGCTATTTTATCAAGTGCTTTTTTAGCTTCAAGCCCACTTTTTTCTAACTGTTCCCATGGAACAATATTAATACCCTTTTCAGTAAGAGGCTTCATTACTTTTTTATATTCAGCTTCAGTAAAAGCTAATTTTTTTGGTGGTTTAATATATATACTTTTAGTCTGTTTTTCTAACTCTTTAGCAGTCTTTGTTAGCATATCTTCAAGACTTGCTACTAAAACACCAGCTTGTGTTATAAAATCTACTTTACCGCCTAACTTTCCGCCTTTACGTATAGGACTAGTTTCTAGATCAATCATTGCTACCTTTTTAGTAAGCGGTAGTTCTTTTAAGCTCTTAGATAAACTTTTTATCTCTTTTCCTAATAACTCAATGGATGGATCTGGCGTTTTCTTACCACTAATATGTTCTACTTTAATGCTAAGCTCTTTTGTTAATTTGTCTATAGACGCTTTAAATTCTTTTTGATTTTTAGATAAAGCATTAATAGCTTGTTCTAAAAGCCTAGATACCCTATCAGAAGAAAGTTGTCTATATTGAGGCTGACGCTCAGATACAGCTTTCTTCATAGCAGAAAGTTCTTCTTTTATTTTAATGGTGTATTCTCTGACAGGTGGCAAAGAACAGTCCTCCTATTACTTTTTCATATTATAAACCAAAAGTACAATTAATCAGGACCTGTCCTAGCCATTTTGAAATTAATGTCGGTGGGTTTTCTTTCTAATCATCGGCTTGTCTTTAATAATAACTGATTCTTTAGGGGTATCAAATTCTATATCATCATATAACTCATTAGCTATTTTAGTAACTATAACTTCTTCTTTATCAAATGCCGATAATTTACCTAAATGCTTATTTTTACTCTTCCTTGCCGCAACATCTCTTGTGCGTTCATCATAGTAGTCTTTCATATAAGCGTCTAATGACTCATCATCTTCGATAATATTTTCAGAAGGTTGATCTTCAGTCATCATTTCGTAAATATTTTGGTAATAATGAGACCAATACGCTAAATTTAACATATCGCTTGAATATGTAGACGTCGGCCTCCCAAAAAGAGGCTCAGACGTCTTCATACTAGTAACATATTTTATTCTCCATAAATTACTTCTCGCTATTGCCCTAATATACTTTGTAGAAATTCCTCCATAAAACAAAATAAACTCAGAAGTAACTTTTTGTCTAAATAAATAATCTATTTCATTTAGAAACTCATCATATAAATTCCAATACAAATTTTTAGTTAAAAAATTATAACAATTACTCCAACAAAGATATAATATTTTAGCTTCCTCTGCTTTAGTTTCAGCAGTCATAGAAAATTTAGATCTCTCTTTATATTCTATATCTCTTATTTTCTTTTCAATATCATGAATAACGTCCTTAACTCTATCCTGTCTGGCTCTAACCCTAGTAGTTTTAGATAATAACACTTTTTGTGCATCTAATTTAGATTTTAAAGATGATAGTTCACGCCTTTCTTCATCTGTAATTAAATGTCTTTCTTTTATCAAATCTTTCATACTACTAGTCGATAACAAACCTTCGTCCAAAGAGTTTTTGTACTCCAATTCATATATTCGTCTAGATTCCATTTTATTATCAAGACTAGGATATTTAAATAATAAAACTTTATCGTCTACACTAACAACCTTCGAAGCAGACGCTATTTGATCTAAGTAATGTTCTATTTCTTCACTAGTTAAATCCACTATTTCACCGAAGGTTTCTTTTTTCTAGCAATTTTTTTTGCTGGTTTTTCATTATTAATTTTCAATTCAGATTTAGATTCATTTTCTTTTTCTAATTCTGCCATAGCATTCGCAGCTTTTTCCTGTATTTCTACTTCTATTTCTCTTAAAGCCACAGCTTCTGGAGTTTGATCAAGAAAATCTGACTCTAAACCTTGTAAATAAAGCATTATTTCAAATCTAGACCTTATAGCAAGAGCCTGATTTTTCTCGCTTAAAAAATCTTCATAAGTCTCCCAAACTTTAGTTCCGTCTTCACGTTCTGTAATTCTAGAAGTAAGATATTCTAACCTAGCATCATCAGCTATCTGTTCACATGTATTTGACATTGGGCCATTTAATCTTTGATTCCAATTAAACAACTCTTCTCTCAAATTAGCTACTTCCATAGCTAACAATTGTTTCTCATCAAGGCCTTTAGGGCCTTCTAATTTAATAACCTTTTTAGCTAACTCATTGTTTAATTCTCTCTGTCTCTGTTCAAATTCAGGGCCTATAATTCCTCTACGCATCAATATATCCATCATTTCTGCAGCAGTTGTAATTCCTTCTACTAAACATTTAGTATAAATTTTACTATAATTCCAATCTGCTCCTCTTATATCTTCTGCTGTAGGCATAGCTATATAATAACTTTCTTTTCCATCTGGGCTTTCAAACTTTCTCCTATTAACCTCTTTTGTAATTACATTTTCCTTCTCTGTCATTTTTTAATCCTCCTTTACCTTAATCTTAGGCCTAGTAATCTCAATAATAGTTTCTCCTGGTGCATTATAAGTAACACTATAATGACCAACTATTTCCTTTGAAATATTTCTTATACAATTATTACCAATTCTTAAAATTTTCGATCTTAACTTTTTATACTGATCGCCGTTTGGAACAGCAACTTCTGCATAATCCAAAATTTTCTCAAATAAATCAGTTATCTCATTTGATATGCTTTTAATAATTTTCTCCTGATGTTTATCAACCTTTTCTATACTCATAATTATTTCCTCCCTTTCCATTTAATTATATAGGTAGAGGCGCAAACCCCTACCTATACCTTTAATTACAAATTAATTAAGCATTCCTTCTAACCTTAAAATCACCAGTAATATGTCCAATAGACAAATCACCTTTCACAACATACAAATCATTGGTTGAACGGAATCCAAATGTCTGTGTAGCATTTGTTCCCATATCAATGGTGTATGCCTCATCTGTCATTTTAAGATGTTCAACAACAATGGTTTTAAGTGCATACTCTTGAACTGGATTTCCAGCAGTAGGAGTATACTGTGCATATGTACCATCATTAAAATACCATTCATTATCGAGCTCAGAGCCATCTAATATCTTTCTACTACTACCAGTACCACCAGCTTCTTCATCAGTCTGATAAAATACTTTCACAACTAATTTAAGATCTTCTTCAACCATTAAATCTGCAAGATCTATATCTGTCATAGTTGAAAAATCATCATATCTATCAGAAAATCTTGCCCAATGTTCTAAATCACCAGCAGTAGTATCAATAGTAACAGTAATAGGAATAGGCACAGTCAATGGTCTATCATATGGAGCCAAATGACCAAGTTCTGCTAACGGCTCACGAGTTAAATCTGAAGTAATAGTGCAACCAGTTAAACGCCATGCATTAGTATAAGACTCATCAGTATTTGAAACAATGTATATTTCAACCTGACCCTGTCTTACTGCGCCAATGCCCTCTGGACGTGAAGCGTCGCTAAGAGCATCAAAATAACTATTACCAGCAGTATCAGCATAAGCGTCTGATGCATAAAGAACAAAAACCTTATCACCAGCTTCCATAGGCATTAAATCAGTAGGAGCATAAAGTGTGTCAGTAGCTTCTTTAAATACAAAGTTACTAGCTACAGCAACAGTACCGGCTTCTACTTCATAATTAACCATTGTATCTTCACTAGAATCATAAAAAGTAACAGCTCTAGCTCCATTAGTATCAGTTCTTAAAAATCCAGGGACACCATCTGTCATAACAACAGCAGTTTCTTCCAAAGTAACTGTACCAGAAACAGCGGCATTAACTTCAGTGCCACTAAACTCTTCCCAATTTACAAATCTACCATCATTAAGTAACCATGTTTTATTGTCTGTTTCAGCTCCATAATTCTCTGTTGCATTGGCGCCAGTAGTATAACCAAATTCCAAACTATTAACAAAAACTCCATCCATAAAAAGAGTTTGGTCAATATTATCTGACAATGTTCCAAGATCACACTCTGATTGAACTGGGGCCCAAATAGAAACACCAGGCAAACTACCACAAACAACAGCAAAGTCAGCAAGAGACGCACCATGTAAATAAGTAGATGTTTCAACTAACTGGGTGCCAGAAACAACAACTAGATTAGCATTAGTATTATCAGCAGTTGCATTCATATCCAACTTAGCTTCAGCAACTTGAGCTAATATAGCCATGGTTTTTGGATCTCCAAAATCATTGGTATTAAGAGTTACAGCTACTGCAGGAACATCATCTACCACGTCGATTATGTCCATCTGGCCTAACTGAAATATGTCTTCGCTAGTAAATGTAGTAGTAGAACCTAGAGTCTGTACTCTATAAAGCACTCGACCATTACACCATACGCTCTGACTTCCATAGATTATTCTATTTCTAGCCATAACAAAAATTTCCTCCTTCTAAATTTTACTTCAGAGATTGGTTTAATTCTATTTTTTAGCAATCGAATTGAGGCATAATTCGATAAACTAGTTTCCATTTCCTTTTCCACTTAAAAATTCTTGTTTGCATAATTTATATGCTATTTCAAACCAATTTTTCTTTTTATTTGTCGCCATAAGAAAAATATTTTTAAACCATATTCAGGCACTTCATTATAATACGAACCATATGCTGGCCCATAACCATTTGTAGGTATTCCAACAACGTCAATTTTATTTGGTCTATCTTTACAAAGCTTCAATGCTAATGAAGCATTTACTTCAGTTTTAATTATTGATAAATAATTAGTATTTTTATAATTAAATCGTGATAAATGAGCTTCCCCACGCTGCAAAAAACAATGGTCTATAACAAAACTATTAATTTGTGCATTTCTTGAAATAGCTATAGAATATTGAACACTGTCAGCTAATATTCTACATCTATTTAAAGCAACACTTAAATTAAAATTAGAATTAGCAATCAAACATAGTTTTTGACAATTTGATTCATTTCTCACAAATTGCAGTCCCTCTAAATATATTGATTCTTTTTGAACAGGTAAATAATCAAATACAACTGGTACATCATTACCACCATGTATTATTACTTCGCCTTTTTCTGGACTATCTGTATTATCTCTTAAATGTACTAATTTATCTACAATAATGTTTTCTTTATAAATACCAGGATCTATTGCTATAATATCATTAGTTTCAGCATTTTTTATTGCTGATTGAATTTTATCATAGTCCTTTTTAACACCAACAAAAATCACCTTTTCCATAATTTTTAATTCTCCTTTCAAAAATTCCTTAAATATTATTAAGCTTCCTCCCAATGAAAAACACTAAACGAAATCCTACTTCGATATCTATTTATATCAGATAATACTGTAACATCAGTACTTGGAGTTGTAGTCGATACTCTTATAGTTGTTGCTATTACATTTGAAAATTTTAAACTACTTGAACCGCTTATTGTGGTATATTCAAAATTATTATTAAATCTTCCATCCCAGTCAACCATGGTTCCTTTTGGAAAAGATTGATAAGCACAAGATTTTTGATACAAAGCGTCATATAAAGTTTCTGTGATATCATCCCTTTCAGCAGAATTAGATGCAAAAATATTTATATCTATCTGACGAGGAACATAACGCCCTCCGCCCAACTGAAAACCTTCTTTATGGAACTTTGAAACACCTATTACAACAATCGGTAAATCTGAAACCTCTTGCACATCTTTCCACGAATCTATAGTTGAGACATAATACCATTTATAATTAATAGTTGCTGGTACTATCGATGGACTAGCAGTGATAATACGCCCATCCACGTAATCTATGTCATAATTACTACCACTTATAACTGTATAGTTTTTATCATAAACTGTAACACAATTTGTTTGTTCAGTTTTATCGTTTGGGTTATCGAGATAAACTAACCCCCTCCCTTTCGAAATTGGTGAAGGTATCATATCGGTTTCCAATCCATAAACATACGAAGATCCAGGAACTGATTGATCGTCTAAATAGCCAAGGGGTATATTAACCTCACTTTCTAAAAAATCTTGAAGAGCATTGTTTTTTATATAATGATGAATGGATAAATCTTCTTTGCGAAGGGCTTTCATTATTTAAACACCTCTTTCATTATTGAAGACAAATTTCATTATTTTTTCTTCACAAACATTTTTTTGTGTTTTCCATTCTTTATCCCAAATAGTTAGTAAGTTTATTCCTCTTGATTCACAAAGTTGTTGCTTAAACAAATCTCTGCTTTTATCTCGATGCCAATATTCACCGTTATATTCTATGGCTTTGCCAAATTCTGGCATGAAAATATCTAGTTCTAAACCATACCCAGTTTCTGGATTAAATATTTGACTTCTATTATTCGCCGAAACTTCTATGTCCAAAGATTTAATAAAATTTCTCACTTCTACTTCACCTTTAGATATGATGTTTACACAATACGAACACCTATGTCCTTGTTGCCAACCACTCCAATTAATACTGTGTTTGTGCCCTCTAGGACAAATATATTCCAATTTTTGCAAACAGTTTTTATACTCTGTAGTTAATAAAATATATTTTTCTTTTTTAAACTCAGATTTTATAAATTCTATAGTTGGTTTGCCTAAATTTACACAATAAGGGCATCTATTACCTTGCTGCCAACTTCCCCAAACAATGTAATGATTATGTCCATTCGAGCAAATATAATATAGTTTTTGAAATGCATTTTTATATATCTTTGTTAATAACTTATACCCTTCTTTAGCAAATTCAAATCTAATGAATTCTATAGTTAATTTCTTTTTTCTAGCACAATAAGGGCATCTTCGTTTTTGCTGCCAATGCCCCCATACAACATCATGTTCATGCCCTTTAGGGCATCTATATCTCAATTTGGTATGGGCATTAGTATATTTCTTACTTAATAACTCATATCCTTCTTTTTCAAACTGACTTTTAATAAATTTCAAAGATACTCGTCTCTTAGCAATTCCTTTTTCCCTTGAACAAATGGAGCACCTTCTGTTTTGTTGCCACATTGCCCAAGTAGTATTTCGTTCATGTCCTTTAGGGCATCTATAATCCAACTTAGTTTTACTATCTACATATTCCTCACTTAATAATTCATAGCCTTCCTTCTCAAAACTTTCTTTTACAAAATCATACGTAAGCCTTTTCATAAATTATTTCAATCCTTTTATCAATTTATCCATATATTTATCTATATATTGATCTATATCCACATCAAAGAAATCTGGAATGCCTTCAAAATTAGAAAATCCCCAAGTTTTTTTGTTTGGGTCCCATCCTCTCATAAAAGCTACTCTATCATATCCTTCCCTTGTCCATAATTCCGCTTGTCCTGTTCTACCTTCTAGTCTACCTGTCATTTCACTGGTCACTAAAACATAGTTGCCACTAATGCCACTCAAGATTGTTGAAATAATTTTAAGGCAGTCTGTAGTTTGATCGTTTAGCTCTTCTCCAAGTCCCATTTTTGATTCATCGGCAATGCCAAACGAAATATTATCCCCTTCTGTTCTAATACTTTCTTCTATACTTTTTTCTAAGAATTCTTTAAATTCTGATCTGCAAAAAGAGGGGCTTACTATTTCTGGTTCATCTGTATCTTCAAATGGTATTATTTCTTCATCATATTTCTTCATTAATTCAGCTACTATATCATTTTTAATATCTGATTTAATTACCTCAATAAGTTTTTTCTTCAAAACCTCTTTCCTACTTTTCATAATTAGTCCTTCTATATATAATGGTTAGATAATTATAAATACTCCCCGCTACCCACCTTTGATTTAGCATCAGTAAAAAATTCGCAGATTAATAAAGATTTATTGCCTAATCCCCTGATTATAGGAGGATTAGCTAGTTTGCATATTATACCATCTATCACAACATGCTTACAATTTTTAATTAAATCTAAATAACCAATCTCCATCTTTATTTCCACCCTTGTAGCTCCACCTGTGCCTGCTTCTGTAAAAGCAAGAGCATTTAATCTATCTCCTTGAGGATTCCATATAACAAGTCCTTTAATAGTTCTTTTCCTTGAAGTAGTTATTACTCCTTTACCATAACAAACTGGGCACCTTCCAGTAACAAAATAATAATCATCTTCAGGACTTGATTTTGCTACTCCACTACTTATATCATTTACTTTATCATAATAACAGTTTGGGCATTCAGATCGTAAATCTTTAGAATAAACTACCACTTCTCTGCTTAACCCACTTACTAAATTATTAATAGATTTTTTAAAACGTTCTTTAGTTTTGCGTCCTATTTTCATATAGTTGCTCCACATAATTCTAATTTAAAATTATTAACACACAGTTCTAGTTGGAATAGAATCAGGTTTTAAACGTAATACTACATCACCTTTTTCGCGTGTTTTTACTTCTAAATAATCCCTAGTAACTACACAAGTATAAGCATCTCCACATAAATACTCAGATACAAGTATTGGTAAAAGAATCTCCATTATAGAAGATCCCCAACCACTAGTAGTTATTGCGCCAGATCCCCAACCCCAAGTAGTTATCGACATAATTTCTCCTTTTAAACCCCTTTACTTCTTTTTGAAGGTATGTTGACTGGTTGAATTATTAAATCACCATTCTTATCTGTAACATTAAAAGTAAGTAAAGCAGCGTCATCAGCATCGTTGTACAAAATCCAGTTACCTGTATCGCCATCAGCCAGTTCAAGTCTATTAGTCTGAATTTGTCTAATTAAAGTAGTCCTGAGATCAATATTATCAACTGTAGATTTTATATCATTAACTGTTAACTCTATCTCATTTAATGATTCATTATATTCCCCTGTAGAGCCATATGAATAACGATCAATGCCAGACAATGTAACACTATCAGATCTTACAGTATAGTCTTTTTCATCATCATATCCTATAAAATCATAAGCATAAAAACCATCACCTTTTTCAATCATAACTCCGCCAGTTATGACTAGATCACCACTATTTATATCTCTTATATTTACTATTGGAGATAATCCAATCGCTGGGTCTCCGCCATCTGCAAAAAAAGATACAATCCACATATAATTTCTCCCTAATTTTTTATAGATAAAATACTCTAATTTCCGCTACAAAATTTTTCTATTTATTAAAACATTATAACTTTCTTTTTATACTCCTCAATGGATTCTTTATATTATTTTGCTTACAAACTTTACATATTATAAACTTTATTTCTCTATCAATATATTTTTTCCATAAATTTAATCCATTACAATATTTCAACCAACCATAATAACTCATAATTCCATTAATTATTTGTGACATTGGCATTTTATAATAGTTCCTTTTAACTTGAATTACTTTATGTTTAAACTTCTTTGTTATATTTTTTCTAAGCAAAGTACACTTTCCAAAAAACCTATAACCAAGAAAATCTATTCCTCTAACTCCTACAGAAAATATCTGCCAATTTGTATTTAAAACTAAGTCTAAATTTATTTTTAAATACTTATCTATTTCCTCTTTCAAATTCCCCAAAAAATTTTTATCTCTGTGCAAAATTACAATATCATCACAATATCTGAAATAATATTTACATCCTTTTACTTCTTTTGCCCAATGATCAAATCCAGATAAATATAAATTTCCAAAATATTGACTAAGATAATTTCCAATTGGAACACCATCAGCAGAATCAATAATTTTATCTAACAACCATAACAAATCAGGATCTTTAATTTTCTTCCTTATAATAAATTTTAAAATATTATGGTTTATCGAGGGATAAAATTTTCTAACATCCATTTTTAAGCAATATTTTGTATTTTCTCTATTCTTCAAAGCCTTCTTTAATCTTCTAACCCCTTTATGAATACCTCTACCTTTAAGCGAAGAATAGGTATCTGAAATTAAAGTTTTAGTCCATATCGGTTCCAGAATATTCATTATACAATGATGGACAATTCGATCTGGAAAATAAGGAAGCTTAAATATTTCTCTCTCTTTTCCACCATCAAGCTTCGTAAATACTTCATATTTTGAGTTACAAAAAATTTTATCTTTCAACATTTTATGAATTAACCCAAAATATTTTTCAGGGTTTGATTCCACCATTTTGACTTCACTATAATGATTTTTACCTTTTTTTGCTTTCTGATGAGCTAATCGAATATTTTTTATACTATAAATTTTTTGATATAAATTTCCATATCTTTTCATCTGCTTATTTCACCTCAGAGTTTTCGAGAATTTATAAAACCTACCAACACTTATGAGGCCAATTCTATTTCACCAAGTGGTGAGGTTTCTATATGTTTTTTAATTCAATTAAATATTAAAATAAGCTTACCTGACTGCCAATATTCGTATTATCATTAGAAGAAGAATTATTCAAATTCCAATAAAAGAACCTGGCTTTGCTGCCATTATTCGCATTGCTGCCCAATTTAGCAACTCGCTATCATTACATATAGTAAACCTTATCCTAACCCCACCCTCCACCATAAGAAAAGACAAAATTAAAAACAGACCCGACCGCCAA